GGCCTCCAGCTCCCGTAGTACGCGGGCCGGGTCGCCGTCCGCATGCCACGGGCTCGGCTTGGCCACCCGCGCGGCCCGCTCGTCTTCGTCGAGGCGGGGCTTGAGGAAGTCGATCAGTTTCAGAGACATGATCAATTTTACCAAATCCGACGCGCGATATGGCATGACTTATGGCCCGACGGGGGCGGGGAGATGGGCGTAGCGTGCCCGGTGCATAACCTCCCCGACACAGCGGCCCGCCCATCTCGGGCGGGCCGCTTCTCGCTTTCCCGGTCAGGTACCGAGCGATGGCTGTGACGGGTGCGGCGTAAGCTCCGGCCGTGGCGAAAGACAAGAGACCCGACGTACCCGATCACCTGCTCCAGCTCCAGCGCGTGGCGAACGCGGCCCGGGCAGATGCCCTGCGCGAGGACTACTCGCCGGAGGCGTGGCGGCCGTGGTGGGAAGCGGCAGCCGCCGTGCATGCCGCGGTGACCGAGCACGCGGCCGCAGCTGGCGTGAACCGCAGCGATCTGGAGATGGCGGTGAAGGCCGCCGCAGCGGAAGCTGTAGCGGCCGGGGGCTGACAGCGGTAGGCCCGGGGGTGGTGGCGGCTCTTCTGGCGGGCGATCCATCCTCCTACTGCGGTTGACCAACTGCGGGGTCGCCCGCGCCGTAGAAGCCGTACGACGCCGACCACCCGGACGAGGTGATGTACCTGGTGGTCGACGAGGATCAGTTCGAGGAGATCCCCGACGGCTTCCCCACCCTCACCGTCCACATCTGATTCGGCTTTTCCTCCGGACGGCGCGAGACAGCGGGCACTGGGCGGGAGCATGGTCCGGGTCATGGGCGGATCCTCACACGGCGCACCGGCCGGCAGGAACCCCCCGTCACGCCCGCCAGGTGCCGCGGATCGCGGACACGGCGCCCTGCCTCAGCTCAGTCCAGCGTGCGATCAACCGACCCCCACGCCCGGATAATCGACCGGACCCGATCCTGATCAGCCGAACTCAAAGCAAGATAGCCCTCCAGCAGAGTGCGCTCCCGCATGCTCGACTCCCACGCTGCCTCGATCCCCATGAACTGCCAGCCGGCCGCACCCTGAACGATCAGCAGGTGCGTGTCCAGACCGGCCGCGAGTGCCCGCAATTCGGGCAACTTTGGCGGGATCACAGGAAGCCCCCGCTCCAGCCGGTTGAGGACTGCGAACTTCCACAGCGGCTCGTCCGTGCCTTCCGGGTCGATACAGCGGGCAGCCAACGCGCGGAGGCTCAGACCCAGCTCGGCCCGGCGCTCCCGCACCAGGTCACTCAACTCCGTGCGCTCCGCGTCGTTCGTCACGACGGTCATCCTGCCCGCTACGCAGACACCGTCAGCACGCAGGCCATGAAAGCGGCCCGCCCCAAGCGGGACGGGCCGCACGCTTCACCGTGCTACGGCCAGAAGAGCTTCGTCGACTCCGGAGACGGCCGCGGGCTCACGATCCTCGGCGCCTCCACCACATACCCCATACGACGCAGAGTCTCGGCAGCAGCTTCCGGAGCATCCCGCACCGCCGCCTTCAGCTGCGTCAACCGCCAGTCCCTCAAGCTGGCCTCCAGCACCGTCCGCCAACCATCGACCGTGTCGATCGCAAACTCCCGCTTCAGGAAGAGGAGTACATCCTCCAGGGCTGGCCGCATGCGGTGACCGCCCACAGGGATATGCATCTCTGAAAGCCGCGGCATCCTGTTCCGCTTCAAGCCGGACATTGGCCGACCCGATTCGGCGAGCCGCAGCAGGTACGCCATTTCGTCCCTGTGTGCGTGTACCTGAATGTGCGCGCCGGGCGGCTCATGGCTTTTTCGGACGTACTCGTATCGGATTAATGGATCGGCGATGCCGTCGTAGAACAGATGAACGTCCGCTTGATCGGTTGCCATGAACGTGCGTGCATTGTCCCAGCAACAGTAGTAGCGGACCATCAGGCTCATCCTGACCTGCCCGTTGATCCTGATGGGGATGCGCTGGATTACCTGGGCGTCGGTTATTGGCGCCACTCGGATGCGGGCTCCCATGTTAAGGGCCCTAAATGGCGGCGTGCCGTCACCGAGGACGCCTTGCGTCAGGTCCGTGAGCATGTCAGCGAACGCTGCCGCTTGGATTGCGAGGTTCGTTGCCTCGTCAGCTTTCACCTTCGAGAAGATAGTCGAGGCCCTCGATGGTGTGCCAAATCATAAGCTCATTCATGCTGAGGCTGTACACGGCTGCGCGATCTCGGAGTTCCGTGTAGCTCATATGTACGCTTTCCAGTAACTCTTTGCGCTGCCGTTCGAGTTCTTCGCGTGTTTTTCGAATGACCGTTGACACGGCAACCCCCTACATCGATAGCCCAAGTGAACCAGCTCACACCCATCAACGAGGCCAGACCCAGAAAGCATGTAGCCCTTCCGGGTCTCAACAGACAAATACCCGGCGCGCAATCAGCCAAGACCCACCCCGGGCGCGCACAGGAGCGCGACCACCCCAACGGCCCCCAGCGCGCGCCCCTCCCGCGGCTGCCCGCCGACCGTCACTCGTAGCGGATAGCCGTCCCATACGCCTGATAGGCCACCCGGCTCTCGATCGACTCGCCGCTCAGGAAGCGAAAACGCGTCCGAGTCTCCGACACCGTAACGACCCGAACGGCAACCACTGCATCAGCCCCTTGGCTCACGGCGATCGCTTCAAGCGCGGCCACCGCGCCACCGAACGAGCCGGCCTCGGCCCCCCAGATCAACCAGCTGCACGACACCTCACGCCCATTCAACGGCGAGTCGGTAGTGGTCATATGAATCGGCTGATTTGCCCCCATGGTCTCCAGTCTGATGGCGCAGCCTGCAACTGAACAGATGCCCCTCGCAACCCCCGACCCGGGTGGGACACCGATCAGTGCGCCCCTCATGCGCACTTGTGCACCGCACAGTCCCCACCCCACGGTTGGGCCGACGCTGAACGGCACCGACGAGGGGGCAAGCCAGTTGAGCGCGCAACCGCCGACACCATGGGCACGCAAGACGTTTGGCGACACCGCCGACACGCTCGTCCAAACCGTCCCAGCCTGCCTCGCCAGAGCCCACGACCGGGCACGAAACGGCCAGCAAGGCGTCCACACCCAAACCCTCGAAGCCTACGGACACGGCCTGTACGCCGCCCAATACGAAGAACTCGCCGCCGGCCTGGAGAACGTGGCCGGGGCGACCGCAGTACGGCTCCAGGGGCGGACCGTGGTAGTCATCGCCGAGCATGTCCTCTACCCGATCCGCTACGCCAAGCGCGATGTGCCCGTCACGGAAGCCCGGCTCCGGAAAGCCTTTGGGCTCCGCGCCGACCTCATCCGACGCCACGGCCCCGACTCCATCCAAGGGACCTTCGACCTCGGCCTCGAAGAACCACCAGAGCACGAGATCCACCGAGACCTCGAACGGCTCCCGGCAGACCTCGGGTTGATCCTCATCGCCTACGCCTGCAACATGGCACACGGCGTCATGAGACTCGAATGGGGCACCGCGGAGCTGCGCCAAGAAGACCGATACCTCATCTGGCACCACCACGAACCCCTGGCAATCCCAGGGCCGTAAGCCAGCCAGCCGCAGTGCGCTAATACCAGACTCCGGGCCGGTGCACAGAGCGTTCAGCCATGCGAGTGAGGCTCCCAAAATGTGCGGCACCGCGGACCGGTACGCAGAATCTTCGCTGGTATGAACCTCGCATGAAGGAACGGCACGACTTCGACCTGGAACTCCACATTGCCCTACGCAAGGGGCTGGGGCCCAGATCAGAACGACCATACGGTGCCCAGGTCTTTGGGCAACTGGCCAAGATTATCTACATCCAACTCGGCAGGGAGGACGCGCGCCGGTTCTTCCGCTGCGCTCTGGTGGCAGCCCACAGGGAAGTCGAACACCATTCAAGGCTTGACCTGCCGGGGCGCCACCTTTCCGACACCCTCACCGAAGAGTTCGGCTCCGAAGCGAACGTGCGGATCGACGCCGCTTGGTCCATCTTTCAGGCAGCCCAGAACATCGCCGGGAAAGAACAGGCTGCCCTTGTCTCGCGGTGCGTCATTGCCGCGCTCGAAGCTGACCTCACCCCCGTCGGATAGTCGACGCGAGGTCCATCTGCCCATTGATCCGGGATGCAGATCCTTGCGGAGAGACGGAGCAACGGATGTGGCGGTCCTTTCTCCAGAAACGGCCGGGCAGCGGCTGCTGTCCGGCCGTGCATTGACGTAGGAGCGCTCAGCCCATCTGGCGGCGCAGCGCCCGCAGTGTGTCCACCCACGCCTGTGCCTGCGTGATGAAGATGTCCGCCTCGTCGGCGGTCAGATCGATGTCGCCCTCCGCCTGGACGTACAGGCTGACCGGGCCCGTCGCTGTACCTTCGTCATTCCGCACCAGCTCTGCCCGCAGCAGCGTCTCCGGCCCGCCATCCAGCGGACGCGGATTCGACACCTTGTACTGCGGCGACCAATGCCATGTCGCCGACGGTCCGAAATGGTGCTCGGTGACCTGGCGCCGCTCCTTGCACCACGACGGACACGGGGACGGGTGCGTCAACGGGGGAGTGGCAGAGGGGGCGCTGGGCTGCTGAGCCGGGACGGGAACGGGCTCGGGCAGTACGATGCTCACTGAGGACTCCTTTGGTTGGGATGGAACTCACTGACCAGCGGGTGATGCCGCTGGTCGACGGGCCGGGCGGCTGATGACCGCCCGGCCCTTTTGCGTCCCCAGGCGCACGGCCCGAGGTCTTGCTGTGCCAGCTGATGAGACCGGCAGGACACGAACGCTAGAACGCGCCACGGGTCAGGACGAGGGAAACCGGATGCAGGTTTCTGTCCGTTATGGAGACCGCGACTTGATGCAACACGGCAGGTCAGGTCAGGTTTTATGTGTCACCTTAACCCCCTGACCATCACGTTTCCCGCTAGCGGGAAGCCCTCGATGTTGCGCAATTGGATTCCCATATGTACTTCTGCAAGCCATGACTTCTGGCCGAAACACGCCCCCGCTTGGGCTGATCAGCCAGGGTGCGCTCGAATAGCTCGCTCACGAGTGGCCCTTCGTTTCCGGGAGTTGATGTTGCCATCGTGTTCCGGCTGATGTGCTGAGCGCGATGTGGTGACGGTGCAGTTCCAGTGCATGACGGGGAAGTTGGCGAAGCCGGAGAGCTCGGGTCACGCAGAAGCCCCGCCCATTCGGGCGGGGCTTCCTGTCTGCTGGGTTCGGCTACGCGGTGCCGCCGATGGCTCCGTCGAGATACTCCTGCACCGGCTCGAACAGCCCGTAAGGCACGTATTCGGGGATCTCGCCGTGCTTCACCCAGGCGACTTCGCTGATCTCTTCCTCGTCGCCGACGATCGCCTCACCGGCGAGCCACTCGCAGGCCGTGTAGGACATGAGCCGGCCCGTCTTCGGGTGGATCCGCTCGCCGAGTAGCTTGATAGCTTCGACCGTCAGGCCGGTCTCCTCCTGCGTCTCCCGTACTGCGGCCTGCTCGGCCGTCTCCCCGGCTTCGATGGCGCCGGCGGGGAACTGCCACATCAGCTCGCCTTCCTTCACCCGGCGGCGAATCATGAGTGTGCGCCCGTCGTGGACGATGATCGCCGCGCTGATGCCGGGCTTGGGCTGGTCGTTCTCGCTCATGCTGCGCCCTCCAAGGCGGCCGTGATCGGCGGGTAGATGCGGTCTGCAGGGATGAAGCGGTGGAGCTGCGTCCGGGGAACCCAGGCGACAGCCATGTTCTCCAGTTCGTCCCGGTTCACGGCGTCGCCAGCGAGATAGTCACATAGGTGGTAGTCGGCAATCACCCCGGTTACCGGGTGGACGCGTTCCCCGAGCCGTTCGCGGACAGTGCAGTGCACTCCGGTCTCCGCGTGTGTCTCCTGTTCGGCGATCGTTGATGCTGCCGCGCCCGGCTTGACCATGCCTGCCGGGAACTGCCAGGTCAGCGTGTCGTCACCGCGCCGGCGGACGAGGAGCACATCGTTCCCCCGCACCACCACCGCGATCGCTACCCGAAGCGCCTGCGCTGGGGCTGGCCCTGATGGCGGTCGGGATAGGCCGCTGAACCGTCGGTGCACGCTGGCGTCGGCCCTTTCGTAGGCGATGTCGAGGATCTGCTGCGTCTCGGATCGGGGCACGATCTCCGGGTCTTTGTGCCACCCGGCGACCGTGCGGACCGCCACGCCGAGATGTGCGGCGAACCCTTCGTTGGTCATGCGGAGCGCGGCCTGGAGGGCGCAAGCTGCATGGCCGGTCCAGGTCTCCACGACGTTCACTATCTGGCTCCCGCCGTCGTATTGCTGGGGTGTTGCGTCACGGCTGCACTGCTACTGCTCTGCCGCGCGGGGGCGTGCACTGCTGCCGCATTGCGGCTTCATGGTCCGTGGTGTCGCGCGGGAGTTGACTTGGAGGCATGACGAAATCCGCCGCTCCTGAGTTGCGTCAGGTCGGGTCTTCCTCCTTGCGAGGTGGCCGCTCTGGGAGGTCGTCGGTTTCGTGTGTGAGCCAGCGCAAGAAGGCGATGATGTGGCTGTTCATGTCGGAGCCAACCTCGGCGACAGCGTTCTTGGCCTGCTCGTATAGCTCCGGGTCGGGGCGGTATGTGCGGGCTCTCTTGAGGTGGACTCCGGCTGGCATGAAGGAATCGTCCCACAGTGGATTGCCACGGTCCAGAGAAGACGCTACGGTGAGTGGAGTGCCACTCGGGGAGGCGTCTTCCACCGCCCCCCTTGTGAAATGCAGAACGGCCCTGCCTCGGGCTTCCACACACCAAGGCAGGACCTGACCAGACAAGGTCTATGAAGGAGACCCTGATGGCTGTGCAGCATCGTACCGTCGCGCCTGCCGCGACGATCACCCCCACTACCGTCTTATCTGCGGCAGCCGGTGCCGTGCCCCCCGGCTTCTGGACTGCCGGTTCGGGCGAGCCCGTCACCGGTGACGCCGTGGCCGTCTTCCTGGAGGCAGTCGCTGCCCGGCTCGCCAGGGACGGCTGGACGCGAGTGATCGAGGAGACGCCAGCCTCTGTGGGCGAGATCGCCCCGGAGGCGTCCACGAAGTCTCTGCTGCGGCACCTGATCGATCTCGCCAGGGACGCGTTCGGTGAAGACCGCGGGCCGCTGACTCTGTACATCGCGATGCTCCGCACGAGCCGTTCAACGGCTGGCGACAGCGATGTGATGGCGGTTGCTGACCGAGTTCTCGACCTGGTCGTGCAGGCCCGTACTGGTGTCGAGCGGGCGCGGGCTATGTCCTGGTCGGGGCGGCTGGGTCGCACGGCCGATGATGTGGCTGGGCTTCTCGCGGCCGGCGCCGAGTACGCCCGCACGCATGGTCTGAGCGAGGTGGCGTCGTGACCGTGACCTTGACGGCCGCGCCAGCGGATGAGCCGCGCCGCGGGTTCGCATCGGGCCGGATCGTTGCCGGGCGTCTGCGGATGACGGTGATCCCGCAGCAGACGGCACCGAAGCCCCCGCCCGCCGGTACGGCCGCCCGTCGTCGGTTCATTCAGCAGCGCGGCTGGTGACCGTGGCCGACGACCGGAAGCCCCGCCCGAACCCGATCACCACCCAGCCAGCCACTGTCCAGGCGTGTGCGGCCGACCGCCGCAACGCCCAGGGGCAGGGCGCGGCAACCACGCAGCTCGGCACGGCCCGCTCCGAGGGCAACGCGCAGGCCGGCACCCGCTAAGCCCACCGCCCGCCGTGGGCACGGAAGCCCTCGCTCCGAGCCCGGCACTCAACCTCCACCTCTGCCGACCGTCGTCGGCTCCACCAGCCATGCCTTGAGAGGACCACTCATGTCTCCGCACCTGCGCCTGATCTCCGCCGACCTGGACGCCTACGAGGCCGACCAGCAGGCCCGCCGCAGCCTCGCCACCCGGTACGAGATCGCCTTCGACAACCGCGACCAGCTGGAGCTGGCCCGTATCGAGGCTCTCGCCGCCGACTACGACGCCCGCCACCCCGGCGAGACGCCCGTTCTGGACGACGTGCTGAACGACATCGGCCGCCAGTACCTGACCGCCGCATGACCGCGCGGTGCCCGGCCGCCGAGCCGACAGACGGCCGGACACCGCCGGGCGAGTGGCTCCGACGCCACGGACTCCCCGAGAACTACGGCGACTGAGCCCCGAGCACGACCAGACCACCCGCCCCGAACAGCCCCGGAAGGAGCACCACCCCATGGCCACCCAGCCCGTCACCGACACCAGCCACTGGCACTGGACCACCGAACAGGGCCGCCAGCACTTCGACCAGGAACACGCCGACACCCCCGTGGAGCAGTGGACGGGCGTCGACTTCGACACCTGGACCAACCTCCACCTCAAGACCGCCTGACCAGCCTGCCCACACCCCACCTCATAAGGAGAACCGCATGTCTTCCAGCCGCCACTTCTTCAAGAACCAGAGCGCCGACCAGACCCGGCAGGAGATCACCGCCGACATCGCCGCCGCCAGGAAGGGCCAGCGCGAACTCCAGGCCGCCGGCCAGCACCGCGACATCCACAAGCCCGTCGTCGACTGCTGAACGGAGGACCCCCATGTCTGGCAAGGAGAACGCCCGCCGCGCGATGGCCGGCTGGGTCGGCGTCGTCGCCGACGACAAGGCCCGCGCCGACTGCCGCGGTGGCGACCCCGTCATGGACCAGGACCTAGCCGACGCCAAAGACCTCGCCGCCAGGTGGGACCGCGTGCTCGACGGGCCGTCCCTGACCGCCCGCATCACCGCCCGCGTCCCGGGCCTCGACCACTGACCCCGAGAGGAACCCCCATGGCCCTGATCAACCCGGAGACCGGCAGCGAGATCGAGATCGAGGAGAACGGCGACTTCACAATCACCTTCTCCATGCGACTCCCGCCGGAGCCGACCGACAACACCGAGGACTGATCCGGTCGCTCCTGTCGCCACCAGCCGCGCCGCCGGGCTGGCGATCGAATCCGGCCCGGGGCACTCCCGCACCACCCCACCAATCGAGAGGAACGCCCATGGGACTGTTCGGCCGGAAGACCGCCGAGAAGCTCGACACCGCCGCAGACGGACTGATCCGTGCCGGCGAGAGGGTCGGCGGCGTGAAGGGCGCCAAGATCGGTAACGCCGTCGCCGGGATCATCCTCGGGCGCCGCTTGGAGCGATGCAGTGAGGCGTGCGGCTGGTGCAACGGCCACCCCGACAGCTGATCCCAACCCAACCCGCCCCCTCTGGAGACCTCCGTGACCTACTACCTGCCTGATCTTGTGCGTCGGGCCCGGATCGCGATCCTCGTCGCCGGCCTCGCCTGGCTGTTCGGTCTCGCACCGCCGCCCGGGATCCGTATCGCCGTCGTCGCCCTCGTCGCCGCCGCGATCCTCCTCGACGCCTGGCTCGACCAACAGCAGCCACGCCCCAGCCGACTCACCGTCCAGACCGATCACCAGACCGCCGCCTGACCACCCAGGAAGGACATCGACCGTGAGCACCGCCCCGCCCCAGGTGAACGGCCACCAGCGCCCCGCCATGCCCATCTACGGCGAGTGGCGGCCCACCGACCCCCAGGCCACGCCCACGCCGCCCCGCGAGCCCAAGCCTGCTGAGCCGGCCGTCGATCACGTGGCCCTCGCCGAAGCCGCCGCCATCCGTGAGCGTGCGGCGGCCGAAGCCGAGGAGCGCCGCATCAAGGCCGAAGCCGAGGCTGAAGCCGTCCTCATCAAGGCGGCCGAGGAAGCCCGAAAGCTCAAGCTCGCCAACGACAAAGCCGAAGCCCGCGCCGCGGAAGAACAAGCCGCCCGCAACGCCCGGATCGCCGAGTCCAACCGGAAGCAGAAGGAAGCCGAGAGGCAGGAGGCGGCAGCCCGGAAGGCCGAGGAGGAGCAGCAGAAAGCCGACGCTGCTTCGGCGGAAGCGATCGCCAAGGCGGCCAGCAACTGGCGACGGTACGCGATCACTTTCTATGCCGTGTGCGCCGTCGTCGCCCTGCCCGTACAGATCGCCGCGTTCTGGGACCCGAAGGCGTGGTGGCTGGTCATCGCACCGCTGATGCTTGAAGGTGCCGCGCTCGTCGTCACCAAGGGCGCCGCAGCGGCTGTCGCCGCGCACCGCCCGCACTGGCACTACCGGTTGGTCTCCTGGTTGTTCGCGTTCATCGCGGCCGGCATCAACCTGTGGCACGGGCTGGCCGCGTTCGACCCGGCGACCGCTATCGGAACCGCGTTCGCGTCCATCGCCGGCCCCGGCGTGTGGGACCTCCACGAGCACGGACGCATCCGAAAGCGCGACGGCGTACCGACCCGTCGCGAGCGCAGGGCCGCCGCGAAGGCAGCCAAGGCAGAGGCCGCCGAAAAGGCCGCTGCGAAGCTGTTCGAAGCTGAGCGGCAGGCCCACCTGGAGAACGCCGCGCGGGACGCCGTCAAACAGCTGGACGAAGCGCGCGCCAGCCAGTTCCCGGAGGTCCACCGGCACGCGCTGAAGCTCGCCGCGGACCTTGGGGAGAAGGTCATCACCGAGGCCATCTGGAAGCGCGCTAAGCGCGACGTCGAGGGCGCCGATCCTGGCGAGTCAGCGGAGACGATCCGCATGCGGAACGCGGCGGAGATGAGGGTTGAAGCGGCCCGCCAGAAGAAGCCCGTCAGCGCCCTCAGTAAGACCAAGAACGCCCAGCTAGGGATCCAAACACCCCGCTCTGGCTATAGGCCCGTTCCGCCTGTGCGGAAGCCCAAGGACACGCCGCCCTATCACCGGGCCGCGGGCCGTGCTCATGGCGAGCTGCTGCGCCGCTCAACCGCCGCAAAGAAGACGTCTGCCGAGGAGCCGAAGTGAGCACCGCCGCCTACCCCGAGATGCCCGCCGAGCGGCCCGCGCTCAGCCTCGTCAAGGACGCCCCCGAGGCTCCCGCCGAAGTGGTCGACGGCCCCATCGAGGGCACCGTCATTGACCGCCCCGCGGCCCCGGTACGGCCCGCCTGGATCGAGTCGCAGGCAACCCGCCTCGACCGCGCCAAGCGGCACGCGATCGGGAACCGGCTGTACATCCCGCAGGCCGGCCACGGCTACCTCAACCTGCTCCGCCGGTGGCTCGACGCGCACCGCGACGACTACCCGCATATGATCCGCTCCGCCCGCACCGCCCTCCAGGAATCCGGCGGCGACGTCGACAGGGAGACCAAGCTCAAGGAGACCATCCGAGACCGGCGCGCCGACTACCGGCGCCACCGCCTCATCCACGCCGGAAGGAGCGTCGCCGGGGCCATCGCCGTCGGAGCACCCGTCACCGTCGGTGTCGTTACCGGCGGCCTGTGGATCGACATGGCACTTGCCGCGGCCGGCTTCGCCACCGGCGCCTGGCACGGACGGGACCGCTCGAAAGCACCGGCCACGCCAGCGGCGATTCCCGGACTGCCAGCAGGCGAGGTCACCCTTGGCCGCGGCGCGGTCACCGTGGACCAACTGCCCGAAGGAGCTGTGCCGTTCCCGCTCGGCCAGGCGGAGACCGAGGAGCAGGCCGCCATGTGCGTGCTGCTCGCCCTCCAGGCCGAGCGAGTACCGGTCGCTGAAGTCAGCGAGGTGACCCGCCAGCCGTGGGGCTGGCAGTGCACCGTTCGCGTCACCGAAGGCACCCCCGAGGCGATCATCGATAAGAGCGGCGCCCTGGAAACCAGGTTCGACTTGCCGACGAACGGTGTCCGACCGCAGCCGCTCAAGGCCCGCCGGGCTTGCGCGATCCTCCGCCTCGTCGACGGCAATCCGTTTGCCACCGCGCCCGGCCTGCCGTACCGGGCACCCAAGTCCCTGTCGATCACCGACAAGTTCCGGGTTGGCACCAGCGTCGGCGGCGACCCGCTCGAACTGTCCCTCGCCGGAGTGATGGGTCTATGGGTCGCAGCGTCCGGCGGCGGAAAGACTGGCATTCTCCAGGCCCTCGCCGAGGGCACGACCGCCTGCTACGACAACATCACCATCGACTGCGACCCGCACGGCGACGGCCTCGAAGACCTCGGCGACGCAGTGCGCATCACGGCCCGATCCAACGAGCAGATCGAAGCCGTCCTACTGTTCTTCCTGGTCATGTCGAAGGCGCGCGCCCGGCTCCGGGCCAGGCTCGGCATGGGCAAGAAGTGGAAGGCCAGCCCTGAGTATCCCGCCTTCACCATCTTCATCGACGAGTTCCCGAAGCTGTCCGACCTCGGCAAGCTCCTCGCCTTCGACCTACTCCTCGTCGGCCGAAAGGAGCTCATCGTGGTCCAGTACGCGTCGCAGGGCGGCACCGCCCGCTACCTCGGGGAGAGCATCGCCCAGATGATGGCCCTCAAGGCCGTAGGCCCCTGCAAGGTCGGCGACACCCGGGCCGTGTTCGGCGACGACTCCGTCCGCGAGGGCTACCTGCCGCACAAGCTCAGCCCCGCCACTGACACAGACCCGAAGGACGCCGGCCACATCTTCGTCCAGGGCGTGCCCGGCATGGCCGACGAGCCGATCGAGTACGCCGTCCACGAGGCGCCGTCCGATGTTCTGCGGAAGCTCGCCGCAGAGCGACTGGAAGCCGGACTCCTCGACCCCGACCAGGACAGCCTCGACGCCATGCGCGGCGTGGACCTGCCCGAATACGTCGAACCGGAGTACGACAAGGGCGGCATCGTGAAGAAACCGGCGCCCGTCACGCTCCTCACCTGGGAGCAGTTGCTGCGCCTGTGTGACGCCGAGCCGCCCGTCGGATCGGAGCCAGTGGACGAGTCGGCGTGGCTCGTCGTCCGGGACGCGATCGCGGTCATGGAGAAGGCTCGCGTCGATCGGATGAAGACGGAGGTGCTGCTTGTGGCCCTTCAAGAGTTCGATCCCGAGTACGCAGGGCTGGGCATCGACGAGTTCAAGGCGCTGATGAAGAAGGCGGGCGGAGGCGCGCCGCTGACGCTCGGTCCGATCGGCGACGAGCAGAATCCGCGCGGCTTCAAGCGTGATCGACTCCGCAGCCTGTTGTGACCGCTATGTGAAGTATGCACCCCTGATCAGGTCCTGCTCAGCCCTGATCGGTCCGCAAACTCGCAGGTCGGAGCTGCTCAGTGACCTGATCAGGCCCTGCTCAGGGTCTGATCTGAGCAGGGCCTGATCAGCCGCTTGAGCAGCCCTGACCTGTGCTTTTCCAAGCTGAGCAGCCCTGATCACTGGCGACAAAACACCAGAAAAACCACCCCGAAGGAGAACATCATGACCGTCTACCAGCGCACGAAGAGGGACGCGAAGCGCGCTGACCGCGACGTCCGCAAGGGCCAGAAGCTGTACGTCATCCGCGAGGTATCCAGGCACGTCGCCCCCTACGAAGACAAGCACCTGTACGACGAGTACACCGTCTCCCACCGGCACCCCCTCATGCCCGGCTGGATGATCAGCGGCTCCCTGTCCGTCGAAGGACTCGTCCTCCGATCCGGGCCCGTCTACACGGAGAAGCCGACCGGACTCCGCGGCGTCCACCAGCCCGCCCCGCAGGTCGCCGGCCCGCTGCCTCACGGCTACGAGGCGCCCCTCGACGAGGTTGAGATCCGCGGCCTGGAGAAGCAGGTCGCAGACGGATCCAACCCCCGCACGCGCCGCCGGTTCGGATCCTGGCGCGTCTGACAACGATCAAGGAGATCTCATGACCGCCCAGACCGACGCCGTCCGCCGCTTCATCGACGCCTGGAAGCGTGGCGACGACAACGCGATCAACAACATCACGATCGAGATCACTCAGAGCGGCAACAAGGCCGACCTCGTCGCCATGAGCCGCGTCATGGCCACCACCCCGCACGGCAGCCAGTAACTGAGTCGGGGCGCCTTTCCTCCCCGCCCAATCCGAGATCAAACAAGGAGAACCAATGGCAACCGTAGAAACAGCCAAAGTCGGCCAGCGGACAGGCAGCCTCAGCTGCTGCGGACGACCGATGCAGCACGTCGGCGGCGGCATCCATGAGTGCCGACGCTGCGACTGCTACGTGATCAGCGGCGACAACGACGTGATCGAAACGGTCCGCCGCTGTAGCAGCCACTAACTCAGCCAGGGGCGCCCCTCGAATGCCTGGCAGCGACCAGGGGCGCCCCTCCCACCCAGCGCGCTCACGCACAGAAGGGCAACCCCACATGACCACGATCACCCGCGCCCCGGCAAGCCCGCCGAAGGCGCCCACCCCGCTCGACCTCGACACCAGACTCGCCCTGACCGAAGCCTCGATGAACGTCCGCCTCGACGAGGCCGCAGTCGCCTTCGAGGTCAACACCGCGCACGTCCCAGCCACCCCGCCCGTTGAGATCACAGTGCCCCACCTGCCGCAGGCCACGATCCCGCGCCCCTACCGGACGCCGATCGCCGCCCTACTGCACCGGGCCCGCCTCCGCATCGAGGCCGACGGCTGGTGCCGCGACAACCTGTACGACGACCGCGGCGCCATCTGCCCGGTCCGGGCCATCCGACTCGAAGCCGGCAGTCGCAGTGAAGCCGACGGCGCCTGCGTGCTGCTACTGGAAGCGATCCAGAGGGACTTCCGCAGCGCCGAAACCATCCCCTCCTGGAACGCCGTCCAGCGCGGCCCGCAGCCCGTCCTCGCCGCATTCGACCGCGCGACCCAACTCGCCCACGCCCGCAACCAGTAGGAGAACCCCGTCATGCCCAAGCGCACGGCCAAGGAACTCCGCGTCTACGCCGAAGAGAACCGGCTGCTCGCCGCCCACCGCCGAGCCGAAGCCGCCCTGTACGAGAACACCGCCCGCGAAGTCGACGCCGGCATCGACTACGAGACCGACGAATTCCTGCGGCTCAACGACGCCGTCATCGAAGCCGAGAACCGTCTGCCCAAGCGCTTCCAGGAGGACTAACCATGACCGTCAACCTCGACAACAACCACCGGTGGGACGTCTTCCAGACCCACGGCCGCATGCCCGACAACCCGGCAACGGAATTCGCGACACCCAACAAGACATGGCTCGCCGCCATCGTCGACAACACCACCGGCCGCGCGATCGTCCAATCCGAACTCAGCGCCACCCGCTCACAGGCCATCAGCGACGCCGCAGCCAAGTACGAGGCCCGGAAGAACGGAGAGCGCTGATGGGAATCTCGATCAGCCACGGTATGCCGTCAACCCGGTCCGCGACCACCATCGCCAACCTCGGCCAGCACCTCGCCCACGCACTCACCAGCAGCGAATGGCGAGAGATCGCCTACCTATTCGACGCGCGGCGACTGGACGTGCCCGTGTCCACCCCACCCGCAAAGGCCGCACGCGTCAGCAGCCTCCTCACCAAAGCAGCCACCCACCGATCCATGGACCCGGACTGGGCCCAACTCGCCACCCTCCTCGCCGACTCCGCCCAACGCGCAGCACGAGCCGGCGAAACCTGGGAATGGACCTGACACCTGACAGCAAGTGCCTGCCCTGCGCAGACCGCCTCTTTGGTCGGCGCCACGCCCCACCCGCATCCGCACCGAGCGAACCCAAACTGCCAACCGCAAAGGAGATACCCATGCCCTACGAGGACCGGATCATCGAGCGATACCCCACCAAGTCCGAAACCGGAGGAGTCGTAGCCGTCACGCAGTCGGACCGAGACGGCGTCGAAGGTAAGGGAACCTTCTGGACGGCGGCCTGCACGGCCTGCCCCTGGTCAGAATCCCACTCCCAGGAGAAGGCTGCTAAGAAGAACGGCCGGGCGCACGCGAACTCCTGCCAGGAGACCCCGGCGGTATTCCGCCGATAGCAGGCGCAAGAGAAACAGGCCAGCCGATTGCTGACCTAGCCCGACGCGACAGGGCCCCGACTGCTGCCAGCAGTCGGGGCCTTCGAGGGAGCGGGTACGGCCCGCGCCACCCAGCCGCGGCCGACCGTATCCGTGGGCCGGGTCGTCGGCGACGCATCCAGCAGCCGGCACAACCGGTCGAGAGCCTCCTGGCAGGCGTCCCGGGTGGCGCCGCGCACCATGTAGCTGACCTCGGAGTCCATGACAGCAGTCTGGCGTGCGGCAACCGGGGCTGTGCGGGAATCCGGGAAGCCGTTACGGCCGCCACTCCGGGAGGTAGCCTGGCCGGTCCGCGTAGGGGAGGGCGAGCAGGAGGAGCGCCTCGTCGTCATCCCAGGACCACAGGTTGTTGTCGAGGGCCCACTCGTTCTTGCGTTCCAGCCAGTCCAGCAGCCGCCGCTTGGCGTCGATCTCGCGCAGCACCCGCGTCGGAGCATGCGCGGCGATGTGGATGGCGTCCTTCGTGCTCTGCCGATCATCCGTCTCTCCGGTCGCCGCTACGCAGATCGCATCGTCGCCTGACGGCCCGGCGAACACGGCCTCTTCGAGAAGGGACGTGCCGACGATGCGGTGATGCTTGTCGGGGTTGTGCCGCCATGGGCCTGCTGTCGCTGCCCGCGCGATCCGCTCGTCCTCGTCGAGCTGCGCGCGCAGCCACTCTGGGAGGCCGGTCACGAGGACTCTTCCTGCTTCTGCTGGTCGCTCTTCTTAGTGATACCGGGGGCGCCGATCTGCTCGGGTGGACGGGACGGCTGGGGACTGTCGGGCCAGCGCAGGTACCAGCGAATGTACTCCCGGATGAGGCGAGTTCGGTTGCGCTCGCCGACGGCATTGCCGAGGGCTTCCCACTCGTCGTCGGGGATCCGTAGCGGTCGGAGTGGGGTGTGCCGCTCGGTGTTCTGCTTGGCCATGGACCCATCGTAGGGATGTATATGCATGAGTTCCACCATAAGACTTGCTGTGTATATGCACTAGGGGGTATGGTGCATATACACGAACCGAGGAGGTCGACATGTCCCGAGCCATGGACAGCATCCGCCGCGAGGCGATGGAGCAGTACGGCGACGCCCCCGCCACCGCCGAGGAGGCACTGGCCCACGTGCTGACGGTGTACGCCGACGAGCCGGACAACCGGCTGATGATCGAGGCGACGAACGGTATCTACGGCGACGGCGTCCGCACCGGCCTCACCATGGGCGACCTGCGCGCGCTGGCCGCTCGACTCACTGCCTGACCCACCCACGGGCCCGACCAGGGGAGGTCGGGCCCGCCGAACCACCACACACCAGACCGAGGGGGACCCGCATGAAGGCCTATTCCTTCACCACCCGCAACGTCACCGCCGGCGAGCGGAACAACGCGGACGAAATGGTCCTACGCGCCGTCGGAGACGTCACCGTCGAACTCGTGGGCATGCTCCCCCCGGAGCTGGCCGAGTGGGAGTGGGCGACCGACGCGCTCAACACCCGCGGCTGGCACGAGGAACAGTTCCGCCTCACCATGCGCGGTTGGAAGGTCGTCCACCCTAAGGCCGGCACTGTCGGCTTCCTCTTCCAGGGCGCGGGCACCCGCGTGCACGTCGAGTGGTACGACGTGGTGAACGGCGACTACTTCCCGGCCGGCTGGACGCGCAACCTGCGCCACGGTGCCGCACAGATCGTCAACGCCCGACAGCAGGCCGGACAGGGCCTCCCTGCCGACGTCGAGCCCGAGCCGTACAAGGCGCCGACCGCGCCGACGCGGCTCCGCAACGGCACCCCCGTGCGCTACCACGGCACCTTCGCCATGACGTTCTCCGACATCGGGATCTCCGAGTTCCAGGTATACGGCTGCGACTGCGACGAGTTGAGCTGCCGCGGCTACGAACTGCATGTGCCCGGCCTGTACGAGCCTGTCGCGCTGCACGTCGGCCACGACCACGTCACAGCACTCGACCCGGAGTCCGTGGCGGCCCGCACCATCCCGACGCCCGACCAGGTCGCCGAACTCCTTCTCGACCCGACGGTCGACGACGCGGACGCGCAGGCCGACCTGACTGCGCGGCTCGGCGCCAGGCCCGCCCGCCGGCTCCTCGCCGCCGCGCACACCATCGCCGCCGACCGGCTCTGGAATGCCGCCTGAGAACGCCCCGACCTGCCAGACCACCCTGCTTGAGGAGCACTCCATGAAGATCGGTCCGCGTACAGGTGAGATGGAGAACCGCGTCCGGCACGCCTGGAACCGGGAGATCGACGGGATCCCCTTCTCTTTCATGCACGTGAAGGTTTCGAACCTCGGCCGGCCGTACCTGCTGGTCTCGCGGATGGACACGCACGAGTTGGTCCGCTGCTCCTGCCCCCGCCCCGACTGCCCGTTCGCCAACTAGGTGTGCCATCTCGCGAGGTTGGTGCCAGGAAGAAGCCCCGCGGCCTGCCACGGTCGCGCCGCAGGGCTACGGAACCCCAACCATCCCCCAAGCCGGAAGGAGTACGAGAAGTGACTGCCCGCCCCACCGATGTCCCCGGCCTCGTCATCAGGGCTGCGCCTGCGCCACTTTTCCCGGACCACCCCGACGCCTGCTTCGTCATCCATCCACCGTCCAACCGACGCATGCCAGCAACGTGGGCCAGCCCGTCGACCGCACAGGCATTCGTCAAGGCGATCCAGGGCAAGGCCGACTGGACCAGCCCGAACGCGACCCTCACCAAGACCATCGTCGACGCCATCTACGCCCATGACGGCTCATTCGACGGCTTCGACGGTCCGCAGCTGCCCATTCCGCCCTACGTGCCCACCCAGGCGGAGACCGCCGACGTCCTCGACAAGGCCCTCACCGTGCTTATCACCAACGGCTGGTGCCAGGGCGACGCCTCTACCTTCCACGACACCGACCAGGAGTACGGCGATGACCTGGACCCCAGCCAGTGCCGTGTCTGCGCGCGGGGGGCTATCAATATCGCGGCCGAAGGTGATCCGCGTCCTCCCACGGCATACGGGCCGAGCGTTCTCGCAGATGCGGCCACGGCTGCCCTAGCGGAAACCCTCGGAGTGGACGACGTCACGGTCTGGAATGACGCACCCGGCCGCACGGCCGACGACCTCCACGACGTCGTGGCCCGCACCATCAACCGCTTGCGCGATGACCAAGCAACGACCGCCACGACACCAACGTCATGAGACGCCACAGCTAGGAGAACCCGATGCCCCGCATGATCGGCCGTCACTGCCCGAACGGCCCCGGAGGCCACGACTGTTACTGCTGCGGCTAGCCAGCCTGGCAAGGGCCGCAAGACGGTCCGCCGCCAGGTGAAACGCAGTGAACGCAACGCGTGAAAGCGCAACCTGCGCCTCACCGCCTGAGGAGCCCTCATGTCCGCGATCACTCTGCCCGTGCTGTGGGTGCGTCTGGTCCTCGACGGGCCGGGCGGCTCGTCGACGATCGTGGCGGAAGTCCCGAGACGGGGCGCGGTCGCCGCACAGAAGTGGCGGACCGAAACCGCCACCTGGTGCAAGTACAACCCGCCGGCGGACGGCTACTCCTACCGGCTTCCGTTGCCGTCCCGCACCCCCCGGATGCCCGCCCCGGAGCCCGCCCCGACATCGGGTCGGCGCCGCCGTCGGCGGTGCAGCGGCTGAAGGCCGAGTTGCGGGAGGCGACGGCCCGGATCGCCGCCCTGGAGGCCCGCACCGCCACACACACCCGCCTAACCCCGACCCCCGCCGGCCGTGCACCCGCACGACTGGCCCGTATCGACAGGAGATGTTCATGAACGCCGAAGATAAGGCAGCCACTAAGGCCCGTGTCCGCGCGAAGCTCGAAGCGCGCCGCCAGATGACTGCCCGCGACTACCTGCTGAACATTCTGTGCGCCACCCACACGCACGCGGGCGCGGTGGAGGTCCTGGCCCGCTTCGAGCGGGAGTCCGAGACCGCCGAACGCCTCAACAAGGTCTTGGACTTGTGTGACGAGATGGAGCGCAAGGGCGTCGCCTCGGGTGAGCCGTTCACCGTCCGCCGTGTCCACGCCATCGCCCTCGGCGACGACTGAACCGCGGCACCAACCCCGCTGGGCAGTCCCGCCCGGCCTGAACCGATAGGAGAAACCCGTGAGCATCCCGCAGATCGTCGCCCAGCGTCCCGTCATCGCGGGCGACAAGGAGCTGACGGTGTCGACGATCCGTATCGCCGCCGACTACTACGACACCGTCGTGTTCGACGACAGTGTCGACAAGCGGCACGTCGGCATGGTGATCGGCGGCTACGTCATCGACAAGTCGTCGAAGCGCGCCACGAGCCGTGACGCGGCGATGGAGAACCACCGGGAGGCGTTCATCGCCGCCCGCCACGAGACGCCCAGGGCGGCTCGCCCGTGACCACCCCGCCCCTGCCAGTCCCGTGGTGGGAGGAGACTCCCGCCTGGGACCGATCGCGGGGCGAGCAGGACGACGACAACGACGAAACCGAGGAATACCCGTGATCGAGATCAACAGCCAGTCCTTCCAGGTGGGCGACTTCGTCCACTTTGAAGCCGCCACCCTCCCGGAGAACCGTAAACGGGACTACCGCATCACCGCGATCAACGCCCACGGTATCGAAGTCCGCTGCGGCGACTTCGTCTACGGATTCACCCGGGCCACCGCTGCACGCCTTCGAATCACCCACGCCCCTGAGACCGAGGAGTAAACCATGCTCGCCACACCAGAACGTGTCCCCGGCCACGGCCGGACACCCGACCAGACCATTTGGCACAAGCCCGCCGGACTCCGCTGCACCGACGACTGCGACTTCCACGCCATCGCATGCAGTAGCACCGAGGGCATCGTGGCACCGGCGCCGAACCGTGACGTGCCGCTGAACCTCGAAGCGGCCGACGAAAAGTGGTGCCAGGAATGCCGTGCCCTGATCGACGCACCCACCCCCTGACCTGCCACGGGCCGCTGTGTCGAACGCACGGCGGCCCACCGACCCGGAGGAACAGCATGAGCGACGACGACAGCTACGAGGACTTCGAGCACGTGAACGTCCCGGACGACTGCTGCCCCTTTCACCCAGAAGGCGACTGCGAGGTCGAAGACCACTTCTCCAACCCGGGGCCGCAGCGATGACCGCCACTGAGGACGTCCGCGAGTGGGCGGGCACAGTAGACGACGCATACGACCTGCACCGCTTCGGCCCCGACCAGCGCGCCCGCTGCAACCCGAACATCCGCACCCACAGCCGAATCACCGATCGCGATGAATTCCGCGAGCCGTACATGACCCTCCGAACCCGAGCCGAAATCGAAGCGCACTGGGCCGCACCCAGATACCACTTCTGCCCGGACTGCACCGACCACTTCACCGGGAAGTGAGGACAACGTGCCCCGCCCCCTCTCGACGAAGACGGCCCGCGCCATCATCGACACCTCCGAACTCGTCAAAGCCCCCGACTGGGCGGACACCCGAATCTGGCACGTCATCTCCAGCGGCCGGCTGCTCGTCGTCATCGAACCCTCCTACCGTGGCGGCCGGCGCAGCGGGTGGCGGTGGCGGCTCGCCGGCAGCAGCACCTGGTCCAGCCGAGCCGAAACCAACCGAGAGAAAGCCGCCGCCGCCGGACTCGGCGCATGGCAGCGGTGGATCACCAGCAAGGAGCAGCCGTGACCGACCTGCACATCCCCGCCGACGACCTCCGCATCGGCGACATCATCATCCACAACGACGGTGAAACCGCCGTCCGCGCCCTCGACCGCAGTGCCGCACCCACCATCGTCACCAACCCCGGCGACACCGACCAGATCAGCGGCTACCTCTGGCAGCACGTGACCGTCCGACGACAGACGCAGTGACCGCCCCGCCTTGAGGCCCGCCATGATCCGGTGGCGGGCCTCACGCATGCCCGTCACGGCCATACCCCGCCGTTGTCAACCTGTGCGTGCACAATTGACCCAGTAGTGGCCACGCTTCCCGTACCACCGCCGAGGAGCCGCACACCATGCACGACCCCAACCTCCCCGCCGACGACTACACCTGGCCGACCTGCGCCGCCTGCGGACGCGAACTGTGGAACGTCGAACTCGGCCGCCACGCCTGCCGGCCCTGCGAGGAGAAGACAGCGCAGCGGATAGCCGAACTCCCCAGCCTCTTCCAGCAACTCGACACCACCGCAGCGTTGATGCGCGGCGCCCGACGGCCCGACGCCGGCACCTCCAGCTCCAAGACGCCGCCCATCCCACCACGGCTTGACGTCCTCGCCCTCGTCGGCCCCGGCGGTGTCGCGACCCGGCTTGCAGCGGTAGAGGACGCGTGGCGGCAGGCGCTCGGCTGGACAGTCGCGCCGTGGCGCGGCTCCCCGGCGCAGGCGGTGCCGCAGCTGGTGGAGTTCCTCGGCAACAACCTGCTGTGGGCGTGCTCCAGTTACGAATCAGTGGCCGACGACATCGAAGAAATCCGACGGCTCCACGCCGAATGCGCCGCCCTCGCCCGCGACGAACGCCGGCCCGGCCGGGTGCAGATCGGCAACTGCCCCGTCCGTGGTGACGACGGTGAGCCGTGCTGGACACCGCTCACCGCCTCGGGCGCCTCCCACCGCGTCCGCTGCGGAGGTTGCGGGACCCGGTGGGAGACGCTGGGGGAGTGGCGGGAACTCCGTGCCGCACAAGAACAGGTACTCGCTCAGACCGAACAGGGAGAAGGGGTAGCAGCGTGAGTCGCATCGAACTTGGCTCAGAGCAAGTCGCCAGCATCCGAAGGACTCTTGAGCGACGCGAGCGCGACATCATCGACCGCGTTCTCCAGCAGCCCGACTATCCGCCGCTCCCGGCGTGCCCCGAGTGCAATGCGGTCGTGGAGCAGATGGATTCGATGGTCGAGCCGCCACAGTTCGAGGTGGACGAGCGAGCGATCCTCATCAACGTGAAGCCGTGCGGGCACCGCTTTCGAGGAGCCCTGGACATCGACCAGCTCTCGTGAGACGGACTGCCGCTTCAGCAACACGACTTGCCATTTGATCAGCCCTGAGCGTATCGTCTGCTCCAATCGATCTCGCTGTGTCTGGAGGGCCGCCACCACTGGCGGCCCTTTCGTGCGCCCGGGGGGGGTGATCGAGTGCCCCCGCAGCTCGTACCCGAAGACCTCGCCGCCTACTGGACCGGCCGCCCGACCACCACCATCCGCCGGTGGGCCACCGAAGGCCGGCTCACCCGGCACCACAACCCACAGCGACGCAACGGCGTCCTCTACGACCTCGCCGAACTCCCCGAAGCCCGGCGCGACCGCGACACCCGCGAACTCGTCACACCCGCCCCCACGCCGCCAGTCATCGACGCAACACCCTTACTGGCCGCCTGAAACTCCTGCGCGCGGTGGTCGAGCGCAGGATGGCCCTCGTAGCGCCCCCAGCGCTCGGGCCGCACGCCCGCCCGGCCCAAGTGGGGGGCCGGGCGGACACAAACCCGAGGTCCGATGAAGGGAGCCCGCGCCATGGCCGCAGAAATCGAAGCACCCGTAGAAGTCACCACCTGTCTCCCCGGCGCCACCCCGATCGGCGGCCGCATCGGCACCCTCACCGTGACACTCCGCGACGAAACCCTCCACCTCAAAGACGTCTACCGAGCGCTCGGCGAGACCCTCGTCGAAGCAGGCACGTATCTCATCGAGCAAGGCGCCCTCCCCGTCGATGAGGCGGCGACCGACTGATGGCCCGCCTCCAGATCCTCGAACTCCCCGAAGGCGCCGACGACCAGCGACCGCCGTTCATCCTCGTCGTGGACGAGTGCGCGCCCCAGCGCTACGTCATCGGCCTGGACGCGTCATGGCAAGACCACTGGCAACAACTCGCCGACAAGATCGGTGCCCGAGGGGTCATCGTCACCCCCGACACCATCGACATCCCCGCCAACGAGCTCACCCTCACTCACGTACAGGATGCTGCCGACGGCAACACCGTTCGTCTCCGCGTCGAACCCGACCTCACCGGGTTCACCGACACCGTCATGGCCGAAGTCGCCAAGGCCCAGGCCGATGCGATCGCCGCGACGCGGCAGAGCCCGCGATGAGTGGCGGGTCGTACAACTACGCGTGCGCCGCCCTCAATCTGGAAGACCTGGTCGGCAAGCGCGGTGACCTGCGAGAGATGGCGGACCGGCTCGCCGGACTCGGCTACGCGGAAGACGCGGCGAAGGAAACCGAGGAACTCCTCGTGCTCCTCAACCAGTGGAGCGTGCGCGCCGAAGTCCGCCTCAATCGGCTGGCCGACGTCTGGCACGCCGTCGAATGGTGGGACTCCAACGACAGCAGCGAGACCCGCGTCCACGAAGCCCTCGCCAAATACCGGGGCGACAACGACGACGCCGGGGCGCCCCATGCCTGACGTGACGGTGAAACTGTCCGACGGCGTCCGCGAGATCACCGTCGAAGTCCACGGTGCCGACGACGACCCGCTCGCACAAGCCGAAGACACAGCCGTCCGGCTGTACGGCATCGTCGACAGCAGCCCGCCCGACCGGCGGGCCGGCTTCGCAGGATGGGCCGTCAGCAGCGACACCGAACGCAGCCCCGAGGAGTAGGAGGCAGGGGAGGATGGACGCATGAGCGATCTGCCTCCCGAAGTCGTCACCGCCGCTGCCACCCTCCGCACCGCTGCTGAATGGTTCTCCGGCGACGACCGCGACACGATGCGAGAAGTCGCAGACCAAGCCGAACGAGACCGGGACGGCATCTGCTGCCCCGTCTGCGAAGAGGTCGACTGCGACGAGGGCTGCCCGCTCGAGCACGTGCGAGCCGCACTCCAGGAGAAGGGGCGGCGAGAAGCAGATGAGCGGAGGCTGGAAGGGTAGCGACAGGCGACGGCGCCTCCCACCCCAGTGGGCGAGGATCCGCGCGGAGATCCTCCTCAGGGACCCGACGTGCCAACTCTGTCATGTGCGCCCGAGTACGCATTGCGACCACATCGAGCCGAAGAAGGATGACCACCGGAAGGAAGCCCTTCGCGGAGTCTGCGCACCCTGCCACATGCAGCTCTCATCCAAGCAAGGCAACGACGCACAGCGTGAGAAACCCCGCCCAACTCGCGCATGCCCAGAGGAAGTTCACCCCGGAATCCTGCGAGATGACCGGTAGAATTGAGGCAACAAAAACCCCGGCGAGTGCTGGTAACACTCCCGGGGCCGTGGACGACCTGGTGAAAGCAGGCCGACATGTCGAGCATACCCATGTGTACGTGCGCCGTCTGCGGCGCATCCTTCGAGGTCCCATCTGGGCGCGGGCAGTGGCGGAAGTACTGCAGCCAAGCGTGCAACGCCAAGGCCTACCGCGAGCGGCGCAAGCGAGAGCGGGAGACCTTCCCGGCGTGTGAACTGGACGAGTGCTCGGCACCTCGCCGGAGCCGGAACGCCCGGTGGTGCGAAGCGCACTACATCCGGTGGTATCGGCACGGGGACCCGAGGGCCCGAGCGAGCACGGCGCGCGAACCCAACGGCACATGTTTCCACTGCGGCGGTCCCGCCCCCAAGCGGCGTATCTTCTGCACCCCTTTGTGCAGCACGCGGGACCGCATCGGCGCGGCCTACGTGGAAAAGCACTGCCCGGTGTGTGACGGGCTGGTCCCTATAACCGACAGGGCCGATCGCGTCTACTGCGCACAGAAGTGTGCAGACGTAGGCATCCGCGCCAGACGGTACGGGCTGACCATCTACCAATTCCGTGAGCTGGTGGAAAACCACGGCGAGGCGTGCGCGATCTGCGGCACGAACGTGAAACTGCACATTGACCACTGCCATGCCACTGGAAAGGTCCGGGGCCTGCTCTGCCAGAATTGCAACTTCGGGTTGGGGAACTTCAGCGACGACATCAGTCGCATGCTCCGGGCGATTGGCTATCTCCGAGAACGCGGCACCCCCTCGTGAGGTGAGAGCTATGGCCCACCACCTGCACTCTGTCCGGCATGAGTTTTGGTGGTGGGCCGAACGCGCCTCCAGTCGCCTTTGGTTGCGCGTCTGCCGCGACGACATTTCCTGCTGGCTGGACTGGCTGCCCTCGTACTGCACCCGGCGTCGATACGCGGCACACCGTGCTCTCTACCCCGATAGCTTCGTGAGGCGGTGACCGTGCCCGCCTACTTGATCGTGCACCCGCGCGAGCAGCGCAAGGACGACATCCTCGTCGAAGACCCGCACCTCACCCTCACCGTCACCGACGGATGGGCCGTCTTCACCGACCAGTACGGCATCTGCCTCGCCATCCCCACCGGGCTCGGTGCACAGATCCAGCGGGTAGACGAAGAACAAGCCGACCTGGAGCCCGCGCCGCAGAAGGGGTGAGAGCTGTGGCCAGCAAAGGACGAGGTGCACGCAGCCGGCGCGGCACCGCTGCCCAGTTGAAGAAGTACTGGGCGACCGGAGCAGGGGCAGCAAAGATCAGGTGGAACACGCCCGGTGATCACACAAGGTGCTCACGCCAACTGGCCAAGTACCTCGGCCCGCGAGCCAAGGCGTACTGCGCTCGGCTCCACTTCGAGCGCACAGGTGTCTGGCCAGGCGACCGCCGCAACATCGGTCGGCGTAGCCGGTGACCAGGACGCTGCACGTCACCGCGATCGGCGACTGTCAACCACGACACCATCACCAGTGGACCGGACTGCGCGTGTGGACCAGAGGCCAGACCGACCACCCAGGACGACGGGTCGATCGGCTGCTGGTGCACCACTCCCTCGACGGTAGGGAGCAGGCATGGCAGCGGTCGGTGCGCTCCAGGTCCACTGTCCCGAGTGCGACGTCGCAGTACCGATCACGACGGAGATCACACCGACAGACGTCGAAGACAACAAACTGATCATCAATGTCGAGCCGGACCTGACCGACGCAATCGCCCACGCCAGGACCCACGCGCCAGCGTATGGCTGTTCGATCCAGGACCCACCCAGCAAGATCGCCCCGGGGATGATCACCCCTCCCCGTGATCATTCCGGATCGGGGCCGTATAGCACCTGACATCGCCCCCGGGTTTCCAAGGCCGCTGACCTGGGGCGATGCCGAGGTCGCCTTCGGCGCCTCACCTCGACCGGCGGTCTCGGCTTCGTAACATTGCAGGTCAGCGAGCTGTAGCCGTTAATGTCCGCCGGTAGACTGGCTGCATGCCAGGGACGCTGAAGCGGTGCGAGCACTGCGGTGGGGAGTTGCCGGTCGTGCACCGGTCGGACCGCCGATACTGCACGAACTCTCACCGCGTCCTTGCAGCTCAGGCCCGGAAGCGCGCGCGCGACGCGAAGCTCGCCGCTGAGCAGCACGCGCGGATCCCGGCGGAGTTGACGTCGCGTCCACGTTGGGTGCGTCACAAGGACAAGGTGCCGATGCGCGTTGATGGCCGCTTCGCTGCGGTCAGTGACCCGTCGTCCTGGTCCGACTATGCCGCGGTCGCCGCATCGCGAACGGGCGACGGTATCGGCTTCGTGCTGACGGCTGGCGACGGCATGGTCGTTGTCGACCTGGACCACGCCGTCGAGGACGGCCAGGTGCTGCCGTGGGCGCAGACCATCGTGGATCAGTTGCCGCCGACGTACATGGAGCGCGGCCGGTCCGGTACAGGCCTGCACTTGTGGTTCCGCGGGGCGGTGCCTCACGGCCGGCGAATTCGCCGGGGGGAGTTGGCGGTCGAGGTGTACTCGGATCGCCGCTACATCATCGTGGGCGACCGGGTTCCGGGTACGCCCCTCAGTCTTGCCGAGCTGCCTGACGCGGCCGGTTTGATCGCTTCGCTCTGACGCCCTGGCGGCGTCCTGCGAGGGGTCGTTGATTCCAGCCCTCTGCGCGCCCTGGTGGCGCGCTCTGACCCTGGAGGTCGTCATGGGCGCTCGTGGACCTGTCGGTAAGCGCTCTGAGGAGCGCATGGGCCATCGCTCGAAGAATGAGAAGGACTCGATCACCAAGGCGCCGTCAGGTGCACCGGACGGTCTGCCGGACTTGCCGGAGCCGAGTCCGCTGTGGGATCCGATCGCGACGGATTGGTATCTGTCGCTGCGTGAGTCGGGACAGGCGGCGTTCTATGAGCCGTCGGACTGGGCGGTGGCCCGGTATGCAGCGGAGCTGATGTCCCGCGTCCTGGACTGCTCAGAGCGCGGCCCGAACGGCCAGTTGGTGGCGGCACTGAACTCGGTGATGTCGTCGCTGCTGACGACGGAGGGGGATCGTCGCCGGGCTCGGATGGAGCTGGAGCGGAAGAAGCTGGCTGGGCCGAAGCTGGCGTCGGTGAGTCCACTGGATTCCTACCGTGACATTGCCGGAGGCTGAGGAGCAGGTCCCCGACGTCGTCGAGCCGTTCACGCTCGGTCCGACGTGGAAGCGCGGCCCGGACGGACGGTTCGTCCTGCCCGAGTACACGCTGGGCTGGCAGTGTCTGGCGTGGACGGCCACGTACCTGCAGCACTACGTCGGGAAGGCCTGGCAGTACACACCCGAGCAAGCCCGGCTGACGCTGTGGTGGTACGCGATGGACCCGGAAACGAACCGGTTCCGGTGGCGTGACGGCGTGCTTCAGAGGCTGAAGGGCCACGGGAAGGACCCGTTGAAGGCGACGTGGGGAGCCTTCGAGTTCGTCGGCCCGTGCCGGTTTGGTGAGGTTGCGGACGAGGGCAATGAGTGGGGTGTTCCGCCTGGGCAGCCGCTTGGGGTGCAGCATCCGGCGGCATGGGTTCAGATGGCGGCGGTCTCTCAGGACCAGACGCGGAACACGATGACTCTGTTCCCGGGGCTGTTCACGAAGCGAGCGATCGAGCGGTACCGCATCGACCTCGGCAAGGAGATCATTTACGCCGACAAGGGGCGGGCCCGCATCGAGGCCGTGACATCGTCGCCTCGCGCTTTGGAAGGTGGGCGGCCAACGGCCACCTACATGGGAGAGACGCATCACTGGCTGGAGTCGAACTCGGGCCACGAGATGGCGGCCGTGATTGAGCGCAACGCGACCAAGTCGGCGGACGGCCAGTCCCGGACGTTGGCGGACACGAATGCGTTCGAGCCGGGCGAGGACTCGGTGGCGGAGCGCACTCGGGACGCCTACGAGGCCGCTGAAGCGGGCCGCGTGGTGGACACCGGCTTGTTCTACGACACGCTTGAGGCGCCGCCCGAGGCGAAGCTGACCGAGGCGTGGATCGTGCCGACGCTGCGGGCGGTGCGCGGGGATTCGACCTGGCTGGACATTGACCGGCTGAAGGCGTCGATTCTGGACCCGCGGAACCCGCCGAGCCGGTCACGGCGGTTCTGGTACAACCAGATCGTCGCGGCCGAGGATGCATGGATGGCCCGCTACGAGTGGGAAGCCTGCAAGCGCGAGGATCTGACGCTCGCCGACGGCGACGAGGTTGTGCTGTTCTTCGACGGGTCGAAGTCGGACGATGCGACCGGCCTGTGCGCATGCCGCATGTCGGATGGCTTCGTCACCGCGCTGGGCGTGTGGCAGAAGCCGGCGAACTGGCCAGCGCCAAACACGCCGGGCTTCGTGCCGTACCGGGTGCCGCGAGACGACGTTCACGGCGTGGTGGAGAACGCGTTTTCCCGGTACCGGGTGTTGGCGTTCTTCGCGGACCCGGGATCCGGCCAGGATGACGACGACGGCGAGATGTACTGGGACGCCCACATCGACCTGTGGGGTCAGACGTGGGGCCCGAAGCTGGCCCTGCGGTCGGTACTGTCGGGTCCAAAGGCGCACGCGGTGCGCTGGGACATGCGTGATCCCCGAAACCAGGAGACGTTCACGGAAGCGGTGAAACGTGCGCACGCGGACGTCCTGGAGAGGACGCTGACGCATGACGGACACAAGACACTCCGCACGCATGTGATCAACGCTCGGCGGCGGACGAACCGCTGGGGTATCACGATCGGCAAGGAGCACCGCGAGAGTGCGCGGAAGATTGACCTCGCGGTGTGCATGGTCGGGGCGCGGATGCTGCGCCGCATGATCCTCAACTCGCCGAAGCGGGCCAAGAAGAAGGCTGTCGGCAAGGGGAGGGTGGTGGTGCTGCGATGACCCTCTCGATCCCCGAGTTGCCTCTGCTGACGCTGTCGGATGACGAACTGGCCCTGATCCATCTGCTGCGTGCGGACATGATGCGCGACCGGTACGCCCTCCTGCTGCGGGACGCCTACTTCAACGGTGAGCAGCTCATCCGGGACCTCGGCATCAGTATTCCGCCGCAGCTCAAGAGCCTGCACACGGTGATCGGCTGGCCGCGGGTCGGCGTCGAGAGTCTGGAGGAGCGCATCGACCTGGAGGCGTTCCGCTGGGCCGATGGCTCTGACTCGTCGGAGCTGACGGAGATTGCCGAGGCGAACGACCTGTTCGACGAGTCGAGTCTCGCGCACCTGGACGCGCTGGTGTACGGCCGCGAGTACCTGGCGGTCGGATCAGGGAGCTGCGACGAGGACTGCCCGCCGCTGATCTCGGCTGAGTCGCCGCTGGACATGACGCTGATGTGGGATGCCCGCCTGCGCATGGGGACGGCGGCGTTGCGCGAGTGCCAGGCCGACTCGTACATCGAGTCGGGCCCCGAGGAGCGGATGCTCGTCCTGTATCTGCCTGACCAGACGGTGATGTGCCTGCCGAACGCGTCGGGTGGATGGGAGGTCGTCGATCGGGATATGCACGACCTAGGCGTCGTCCCAGTGGTGCGCCTGGCGAACCGCCAGCGCACCGCAGACCGGGTCGGCAAAAGCGAGATCACGCCCGAGGTCATGTCGATCACGGATGCGGCCTGCCGTCGCCTGATGGGCATGGAGGTGGCGGCCGAGTTCTTCGGCGCACCGCAGCGATACATCCTCGGCGCATCCGAATCGGCGTTCCAGGACGCGGAAGGGAATGCGCTGGACGCCTGGCAGACGTACATCGGGCGCATGTTGGGCCTGGAGCGGGACGAGAACGGGGACATCCCGACGGTGGGTCAGTTCCCGGCGCACGACCCATCCGGCATGACGAAGATCATCGACCTGTATGCGCGGATCATGGCGTCGCAGATGTCGGTGGCCCCGCACGTTCTCGGCTACAGCAGCGACAACCCCGCCTCGGCGGACGCCATCCGGTTCGCCGATAACCGGCAGGTCAAGAAGGCAGAACGTCGCATCCGCCGCTTCAGTGCGGGCTGGCAGCAGGCCATGCGGCTCGCCCTGTGGGTGCGCGACGGAGAACCGCCCGACACGACCCGGCGGATCGAGACAGTGTGGCGGAACCCGGCGACGCCCACAGTGGCGGCCCAGGTGGACGCGACCGTGAAGCTCGTCCAGGCGAACATCCTGCTGGCTGATTCGGACGTCACCCTGGAGATGGCCGGGTTCACGGAGGCGCAGCGCCAGCACATCGCGGCCGACCGCCGCCGGAGCGCCGGCCGATCCAGCAGCAACGCGCTGCTGGATCGCCTTGCTGCACTCAGCGCGAGCGATGCGCCGGCGAGCGCGAATCCGCCGGAGGTCGACCTTGGCGTCGACAGTCTCGGATAGTTCCGCTGCCGTGGCCCGGTGGCGACGGGCCCAGGCCGGAATCACGGTCCTCCTGTTGCGGGATCTGCGCGGGCTCCGCCGGCTCATCGATCCGTCACGGCTTCAGGCCACGGTGCCGACGTGGATCGAGGCGGTGACGACCCTCGTGACCCGCTACTCGGAGGTCGCGGCCACTCTGGCTGCCGACTTCTATGACGGGGAGCGTGAAGCTGCCGGCGTGGCCGGCACGTTCACGGTGCCGCTTGCGGACGCTCCGCCTGCCGAGCAGACGTCGAACTCGCTGCGCTGGGCCACGAAGGATCTGTGGCCGCGAGACGAAGCAGACGCCACAGCCGTTCAGTTGGAGCCACTCGATGCCCGTCTGGACGCAGCGATGGTCAAGGCGAATGGCGCCATGCAGCGACTCGTCGCCAACCAGGGGCGGGCCACTGTCCGGCAGGGTGTGGACACCGACCCGCAGGCGGTCGCCTATGCCCGTGCGGCGGCTCTGGGGGCTTGCTTCTTCTGCAAGCTCATGGCCAGCAGGGGTTCGGTGTACCGGACGGCTGGGACCGCGGGCCGGGATGCCAACGACCGGTTCTCCGGCGACGCGTCGGTGGTGAAGTTCCACAACAACTGCCATTGCGGGATCGTCCCCGTCTTCCGCGGTCAACGGTTCGAGCTGTCGCCGCATGCCGCCCGCTGGGATGCGATCTACCGCGAGTATGCCCAAGGCCATCCGGGAGACCAGCTCCGCCTGTTCCGGCAGGCACTGACTGAGCACGACTCGAACCCTCTCCCCAAATCCATCTGATCAACGAGGTCGCCCTGGTGGCGATCTTTCTCATTTCCCAGCCCCTGGAGGGCCGATTCGTCATGCCCGAAGAGACCGAGCAGACCAGCGAGCAGCAGGAGTCCGGCACCGAGGGGACCGTCGAGGAGACGGCGGCCACGGAGCAGGGCGGCACCGAGGCTACGGATGACGCCCGGGAGGCGGATACCGGAGCCGAGGACAAGACGTTCGACCGAGCCAAGTTCGAGGCGGAGCTCCGCAAGAAGAACAGCGAGGCCAGGAACCTTCGCGACCGGCTCAAGAAGGCCGAGCCGCTCCTCGCCGAGCTGCAGCGCATCAAGGACTCCGAGAAGACGGAGTCCGAGCGGCTCAACGACCAGCTGACGCAGGCGCAGGAGCAGATCACCAAGACGCGTCAGCGGCTGGTGCGCACACAGGTGCAGGCGCTGGCGATGACCGGGTTCGCGGACCCGGAAGACGCGGTCGGCGCGCTGGATCTCGACTCGTACATCGACTCTGACGGCGACATCGACGAGGCGGCCATCAAGGCGGACCTCGACGCGCTCTTGGAGCGCAAGCCGCACTGGGCGAAGACCCAGCCCCAGGAGGGCCCGCGGCGTCCCGCACCGGATCGCACTCAGGCGTCCGGCGCCAACAAAAAGCAGGCCCCCAGCCCACGCGACGAGTTCGCCGCGTGGTTCAAGCCGCGGCTTTAGTGGCCGCTGAGAGAAGGAATCATGGCGGCTACCGCCCCTATCACCACGAGCAGTGTTCCCTCCGAACTGCTGCCACGCACGATCACGGCTCCGATTTTCGAGAAGTCGGTGGAGGCCAGCGCGGTCATGCAACTGGCCCGTCCGGCGCCGCTGGCCCTGGACGCCACCACATCCGTGCCGATTCCGATGGACGTCCCGGTCGCTGACTGGGTCGGCCAGGCCGCAAAGAAGCCCCTGTCGACCGGCGGCATCGACGTCAAGCAGATGCAGGCCAAGAAGGTCGCCGTGCTGATCCCGGTTGCCATGGAAGTCGCGAAGACGAACACAGGCGGCCTCTACGACCAGCTGGAGAAGGATCTGCCGACGGCGTTCGCGCGGGCCTTCGACCACGCGACGATCCACGGCAAGACGATGAAGGGCGCCACCGGCCCCTTCACCGAGTACCTGGCGGCCACCTCCAACTCGGTGGAGCTGGGTACGGCGACGCAGGCCCAGGGTGGTATCTGGGCGGACTTCGTCAACGGTATGGCCGAGGTCGTCGACTCCGACTGGGACTACACCGGAACCGTCGCAGACCACCGGCTGAAGCCGTCTCTGCTGCTGGCGACGGACACGACGGGCCGGCCGATCCTGGTGGACACGCAGACGCCGGGCACGAACATGGCCGCGGCGGGCACTCTGATCGGTGAGCCGCTCGCCTATTCACGGAGCGTGTCGGGCAAGCAGCGCCGTCAGTCCACCTCGGTGGACACGGGTCTGCGTGCGATCGGCGGCGACTGGTCCCAGGCGGCTTATGGCGTGGGAATGGACATCACCATTCGGGTGTCCAACGAGGCCACTTACGTCGACGAGGAGGGCGGCGTCCACTCCGCGTTCCAGGAGAACCTCGTCCTGATCCTCGCCGAGGCCTACTACGGCTTCGTCCTGGGCGACGTGGACGCGTTCGTGAAGTTCACCGGCACCCCGAGCGGTTCCTGATGGGGAGGGCTGTCCCGGCTTCCGCGCCGGGCGGGGCAGCCAAGCCCCTGCGAATCGTGGCTCGCGTGCATGCGATGCCCCCGGAGCACAATGCGGGTGCCGAGCACATGCTGGTGTCGATGCTGCGTCCGTTGGTGGAGCGCGGGCACGACGTGTCGGTGTGGCTGTCCCGATACGGGAAGGCCCACCAGGAGTACGTGTATCGCGGCATCAAGGTCATCCCATTGGAGTCGAGGCTCGACTTTTCGTTGGCAGTGCGACGGGCGGATGTGCTGGTGGCGCATCTGGAGACGGTTCCGTCGACGGCTTCGCTAGCCCGCGGCTACGGCAAGCCACTGGTGGTTGTCTGCCACAACACGCATCGGCCGACGTTCCGGGATGTGGCTGCGGGCGGTACCGCGCTGGCGGTGTACAACTCACTCTGGATGGAGCGGGAGGCGGAGCTCTTCTTCGCCGAGTACCCCAAGTCTGTTCGTCCGGCTGTCAGACTGATCGTGCGGCCTCCGGTGTTCGCCGCTGAGTATGCGACGAAGCCCGGCAAGGCCATCACGCTGATCAACTGCAATTCGGAGAAGGGCGGCCACGTCTTGAAGGCGTTGGCCGAGCGGATGCCCAAGCAGCAGTTCCTTGCGGTGAAGGGCGCCTATGGGGTGCAGATCTTGCCCGACCTGCCCAACGTCGAGGTTGTCGAGCACGTGCGCGGGGAGGACATGCGGGAGCAGGTGTATGCCCGCACGCGGGTGCTGCTGATGCCGTCTTCGTATGAGTCGTGGGGACGGGCCGGCTGTGAAGCGCTCGCGAGCGGTATTCCTGTCGTGGCCCATCCAACCCCGGGCCTGTGCGAGTCCCTTGGCGAGGCGGGGATCTTCGTGGACCGCAATGACGTCGACGGCTACGAGGCGGTTCTGCGGAAGCTGTTTACGGCCGCCGAGTACCGGCTGGCGGCGAGGCGGGCCAAGGCCCGGTCTGCGGAACTGGACCCGGCCGTCGACCTGGCCGCCTGGTGCGGTGCTGTGGAGTCCCTGGTCTGAGGAGGCGACCGTGGCATTCGTTCCTCCGACTGCCGAACAGCTTGGCCTGTACCTGGGGCTGGATGAGATCCAGGGCGACCGCGCTGACCTGCTGATCCAGACGGCGACTGCGCTGTGCCAGACGGTCGTCAAGCCGCTGCCGGAGGGCGCGGAGGCTGTCGTCCTGTCGGTCGCCGGCCGGGCGTATGTGAACCCGCAGCAGGTGTCCTACGAGACGATCGGCCCCATGTCGGTGCAGCGGCCGTCCGGCTCGGGCGGTCTGTACCTCACCAAGGCCGACAAGTCTGCGCTCAAGTCTCTTGCTGGCCGTGGCGGCGCGTTCACCGTGGACCCGACTCCGGTGACGGCTGACCCGTCACCTACCTGGCCGATCGACGCGGACTATGGGGTCTTCGAGGACTACGAACCAGGCTGGGGGTATCCCTGATGCCTGTCCCGTACCCGTTCGGGGAGACGGTGCGGATCCTGCGTACCGGCCTGTCGCCGGGGCGTGATCCGCGCGGGCAGCCGTTGCCAGGACCGGACGAATCGTTCGACGTGTACGGGTGTGTGGTCACCCCGCGAGCCCAGACTCTGCAGGTGGGCGGACCTGAGCAGCAGGGGCGGGACACGGTCATTGTCGGCTACACCGTGTACGCACCGCCTGGAACGCAGGTGCGCACCACTGATAAGGCTCGTATCCGCGGCGAGGTCTGCGAGATCACGGGTGAGCCCGGCGACTGGGGCCGTAGTCCGTTCACCGGCACCCGAGGCCCGGTGCAGGTCGCGGCGGATCGGGTCACTGGCTAGCCGCGGGCCTGCTCTACGGCGGCGACCAACTCGGCTGCCGCGTCGTTGGCGCTGCGGCGAATAGACAGGCTGTGCGGGTCGGACTGCGGTGGACGACCTCCCGTAAGGAGGCTCTTGGACTCGTCGGCCGGCGCACTGCCGGGCAGTACGAACTGGACGTAGCCGTGGAACAGGCGGGTTCCGGGCTTGAGCCGGGTGCCGGTGACGTCGGCGGCACGTATGCGGAACTCGCGCTGCTGCTGGCCGACTTCCTTCTTGACGATGGTGATCCATTCGCCGTCGAAATGGATGCTTCCCATGACGCCCTTGACGTCCATGCCTGCCCCCTAGTGAGTAGAGGTGGTCATGATGCCTGCCAGGTTCAAGATGTCCAAGAAGGGTGTCGGGCAGCTTCTGAAGTCGAGGATGATCCAGGCGGACATGCTGTATCGCGCCGAGCGGATCGCCGACGCGGCGGTGAGCATCGCTCCGGTGGGCGGACCTTCGGATCCGCATCCGGGGCACTACAAGTCGTCCTTCGTGGTGACGACAACAGCCCGGGGTGGACGTCGGAAGGACCGTGCGACAGCGACGGTCACAAACACCGCCTACTATGCCCGGTTCGTGGAGTACGGCACAGAGCGCGTCCGCGCGCACCACGTGCTGGTGCGGGCTGCCGCAGCGGGTGGTGACTGATGGCCGCCGTCGGATCGGTCGACATCGAACTGGACTTGATCGGCTGGCTCCAGGCGAAGGCTGGTCCGTCCGTCGTGGTGCGGGACGAGGTCGATAATCACCTGCTCGACGAACTCCCGACCGTGCAGGTTCAGCGCATCCGGGCCGGCTCCGACGACGGCTTCCGGGTCGACCGGGCGCTCGTGGATATCGACGTGTACGCGGCGACCCGCGGTGAGGCGATCGCACTCGCAGGCGAGATCAGAGGCTGGCTGCTGACCGAGCTGGCTGGGTCGGCAACGGGTCGTGCCGTGTACGGACGGATCACCTCCCAGCCACCCCCTGCTGTTCGCCCCTACGAGAACACCGGACTCCGCCGCGTCGGGGCCACTTATCAGATCTACAGCCATCCGGTCTCCTGACCGGCCTGGGCCCGCGCCGGACCCCTTCAATCCTGCCCGTGCGCGGGCTTTCGCATGTCTGGAGACATCATGGTCAACATCACCCGCGCTGCGGACCTGACGGTCGTCGGAGCGAACGGCGGGGGCTGGGTATCGCCCGTCGGGACTCCCGCTCTCGCGTCGCCTCTGTCGCAGCCCGTTGCCCCGTGGGAGCCGCTCGGCGCGATCTCCGACGATGGCCTGACTTACGGCTTCGACGAGGACTCGCAGGAGTTCACGCCGTGGGGGCTCACCTCCCCGTTCCGCACACAGATCACCAAGAGCGTGCGGACGTTCGGGCTGACGGTGTGGGAGACCTCCCGGGTCGCCGTCCAGTCACTCCAGTACCGTCTCGATGCCGCGGCGCTGGAGCCGGACGTCGACGGGATCACCACGTTCGCTGAGACCGCGAGCCCCGTCCCGGACCGCCGCGCGTTCTGGTTCCTCGTCGTCGACGGCGAATCTTTCCGGGGCTTTTACGTCCCCCAGGGCGAGATCAACGACCGCTCCGACGTGTCCTTCAAGCAGGACGAGATGTCCGGCTACGAGTGGACGATCACCACCTACCCGGACGAGGCAGGCAACACGGTCTACCACGTCGACAAGCTGCCGGCGACGCCCGCTTACACGGGCTCCTGAGCTGGGTGGGCGGGCCGCACGTTGGCGCGGGCCGGCTCGCCCATCCTTCACCTTTCCTTGCCTGCGCCCTGATTGAGGAGGCCCGCGCCCATGGCAGCGAACAGCCGCACATCCACCCGCAAGACCACCGCGCGGCCCGCCCGCGCACCGCGCGATCTGGCGCCCGCCGTCCGCGACGACGAGGAAGTCGGCGCGGCCGAGGCTCAAGAGGCCGAAGCCGAAGGCCACTACGTACCCGCCGTGCTGGCCGGGCATGACGTCGACATCGTCCCGTCGGGCGCCTGGCGCCAGTCCACCATGCGCAAGCTCCGGGCTGGCGAGATGGACGACTTCATGCAGGACATTCTCGCCCCCGACTCCTACCAGCTGTACCTCGACATCGACCCGACGAACGAGGACATGAACGCCTTCATGGAGGACGCTGGCGCGTCCTCCGGTGAATCGCTGGGAAAATCCGGTGGACCCACGGGCTCGTCGAAGCCCACGCGGAGGCGGTAGAGGCTGATCTCGCGCACTGGTATCCGCGCGACGCCGACCAGATAGACGCCTACTGGCGCGGCGAGATGACGCCCCGGCGGCTTCGGGTCCTCATCCAGGGCTTGCCACCCGAGTCGGCGACGATGACCGCGCTACGGAACGAACTGTCGCCGGAGGAGCTTGAGGCGCAGGCGGAGCAGGGCGAGCCGGAGAGGGGCCGCTGGTCTCAGCTCGAACAGCTCCTGGCAAGCAACAATGACGCGATCCGGTATCTGACGTATGTCCTAGCGAAGGTCAATCACGACGGTAAGGGGCCGAAGCCCCGGCCGCCGGAGCCGATGCGCCGGCCGGGTGTGATCCGGACGAAGAAACGCGAGTCGATGTCCGCGGCGGCCAGCCAGCGTCTGTTCGAGCTGATCAACGGGGGCGCGGCCTGACGCGCGGGAGGAGGCTCCCGTGGCGATCTCTGTGGGCTCGGTCGAGGTCGACGTCATCCCCAACACCCAGGGCATCTACCAGCGGCTCCGCTCCGGGCTCGTACCGGCGGCAACCAGGGCTGGCGAGGATGCGGGCCGTTCGGCGGGCCGGGCGTTCGGGCCCGCAATGTCGGGGGCCGTGTCGGATGCGATCGGCACACGGATCGGGCAGCAGATCGGCTCGCAGATCGCCGCCCGGATCACGGCCCAGATCCGGGATTCGCTCCGGGACGGCATCACCCAGGGCGGGCAGCAGGCGCGCCCCGCCGCCACCCGCCAAGGCTCGGATGCCGGCGGGGCGTTCGCGCGGGCGATGAAGACGCGCCTCGAAGCCGCGTTCCGCTCCCTGCCGAAAATCCAGATCGACGCCAACACATCCGAGGCCGACGCTGATCTCCAGGCCCTCCGCGTCCGCATGGAGACCCTGTCTGGTAAGCGCATCGGCGTCGACATCGACGCTGCGGCAGCCCGCACCGAGATCACCGACATCGAGGAGCAGCTCCGTCGGCTCGGCGCCGCGCACCCCGATGTCACAGTCCGGGCGGACACGGCCACAGCAATGGCGCAGCTCGCGGCGGTACGCGAGGAGATTGACCGGATCTCCGCCCGCCCCGGACATATTCGTCTGGAGACAGACGGCACGTTCGGGCAGCGGCTCCGTGCGGCCGTACAGCAGGCCGAGGCATCCCTACCCAACATCAACATCGGTGCGGACACTTCCCCGGCGCAGGCAGAGATCGCGTCGCTGCGTGGCCAACTGACGGCCCTGCGGGACCAGCGTGTCGGCATCGACATCGACGCGGCCACAGCGATGGCGCGCATCACGGAAATCCAGGCACGCCTGGAACGCCTGTCCGCGAGCGATGCCGATGTCGACGTCCGCGTCGACGCGGCCAACGCTATGGCTCAACTTGCCGCGGTGGGGGCGCTCGCGTCGGCACTGGATGCCAAGCGTGTCAACGTGAACGTCAATACTGCCGCCGCCATGGCGGCGGTATTCCAGCTGAGTGTCGCCATCGCCGGTCTTGCCGCTATCCCGGCGATCCCGGTGCTTGCTGCGGGGATCGGGTCGATCGCGGCGGCCGGTGTCGCCGCGGGTGCGGGCGTGGGTGCTCTGGCCGCAGTGGCGGTTCCCGCGTTCGTGAACATTGCTGGCGCCTTGCAGGCGCAGAAGGCCGCGCAGGACGCGGCTTCGGCCGCGGCGATCCGTGGCGCGCAGGCCACCGGACAGGGCGCGTCGAAGGCGTTGCAGATGGCGGGCGCCCAGCAGGCGTTGGCGACGGCTCACCGGAACGCGGCCCGTCAGATCAGCCAGGCGGAAGAGGGTGTCGAGGATGCGGTCCGCTCGTCGGCGGAGGCCAATCGGCAGGCCGCTCAGCAGGTCAAGGCGGCACGGCAGAGCCTCGCGGACGCCGTTCAGCAGGCGGCAGACAGGCAGCGGGCGGCGGCTGAGCAGGTCGTGCAGGCGGAGGAGTCGCTGGCGGACGCGCAGCGGACCGCACGGCAGGCCCAGCAGGATTTGACCCAGGCTCGTGCGGACGCGGTCCGACAGCTCGCTGACCTGTCGGACAGGCTTGCGAACGCCCAGTTGTCGGAGCGGGACGCGGTCCTGGACGTTCAGGAGGCCCAGAGCCGGCTGCGTGCCACTCAGGCGATCGGGTCGAAGGCGACGGTCATTGAGCAGCAGCGCGCCCAGTTGCAGTACGACCAGGCGGTCCAGCGGCTGAAGGAGCAGCGAGCCGAGACGAAGAGTCTCTCCGATCAGAAGAAGGCCGCGGATAAGGCGGGTGTGGAGGGATCCGACCTGGTCAAGTCGGCTCAGCAGAGGGTTGCTGATGCCGAGGCGGCGGTCGCCGACCAGCAGCAGGGGCTGGCGAAGGCCCGGCAGGATGCGGCGCGGCAGCAGGTCCAGAATCAGCGGGACATCGCGGCGGCGCAGGAGCGGGTTGCCGAGGCGTCCCGGAACGTTTCGAAGGTGCAGGAGGACGGGGCTCGGTCGGTTGCCCGTGCCCAGGAGTCGCTGGTGGCGGCTCAGCAGTCGGCTGCCGATTCGATCGCGTCCGCTCAGCGTCAGATTGCCTCTGCGTCGCAGCAGGCGGCCGGGGGAGTGGATCAGGCTGCTATCGCGCAGGCGAAATATCAAAAGGCGCTGGCGGGGATGACGCCGGCGGCGCGGGGAACTTTTAACGCATTCGTGCAATTGCGTACCGTGTTCGGTGAGTGGTCCAGGTCGTTGCAGCCCCAGGTGATGCCGATTTTCACCCGGGCCCTGAACGGACTGAAGAACTCGCTGCCCGGCCTCACGCCGTTCGTTGAGGGCGCGGTCCGCGCCATCACGAAGCTCCAGGACAAGGTGAGCCAGGGCTTCAAGTCGCCATGGTGGAAGTCGTTCAAGACCGATTTGGCGGGCTCGGTCGAGCCAGCTGTTACCGGGCTCGGAACGAGCTTCGGCCGAGTCTTCGTCGGCATGGCCGGTGTTGTGCAGGCGTTTCTGCCGCACATGGACACGATCTCTGCGACGATGCAGCGGATCACGGGCCGGTTCGCCGAGTGGGGTACGGGCCTCAAGGGCAGCCCTGAGTTCGAACGCTTCCTCGCGTATGCGTCTGGGCAGGGGCCGATCCTTGCTCGGGCGATCGGTGACATCAGCTCTGCGTTCTACCAGGTGTCGAAGGCACTCGCCCCTTTGTCGGGGCCGGTGCTGGAGATTCTTGGTGCTCTGGGGCGGGGGATTGCGTCGATTGCTGAAACGCTGCCGTGGCTGATCCAGGGCCTGTATCTCGCATTCATTGCAACTCGTGTGTGGACGCTGGCGATGCTGGCGTTCAACCTTGTGATGAACGCGAACCCCATCACGCTGATCATCATTGGGATTGTTGCGCTCGTCGCGGCAGTCGTCTACGCGTACAAGAATTTCGGATGGTTCAGGAACCTCGTCCAGGCGGTCTGGGCGGGCATTCAGACGGCCGCACTATGGGCGTGGAACAACGTGCTCAAGCCCGTCTTCTCCGGCATCTGGTCGGCGCTTCAGACAGTCGGCCGGTGGGCGACGTGGCTGTGGAGCAACGTTCTCGGTCCAGTCTTCGGCTGGATCGGCGAGAAGGCCGTGTGGCTCTGGCAGTCGAAGATCAAGCCTGTCTGGAATGCCTGGCGCGCCGGCACAGGAGCAGTCGGCGCGAAGGTCAGGGAGCTGTGGGACAAGTTCGCCCGCCCCGTCTTCGGGTGGATCGGTTCCCGGGCGTTGTGGCTTTGGAACAACGCCATCAAGCCTGCTTGGAATGCGATCCAAGCAGGATCCCGGTTGCTGGGTGCCAAGTTCCGTGAGCTGTGGGACAAGTACGCGCGCCCGGTGTTCGGGTGGATCGCGGACAAGGGGCGCTGGCTGTGGGACAAGGCTTTGCGTCCTGCATTTGACTGGATCAAGAAGGGGGTCAAGTCGGTCGGCGATAGTTTCCGGTCTGCGAAGGAGTTCATCGACAAGCAGTGGACTCAGGTGCAGAACATTGCGAAGCGGCCTGTCCGTTTCGTTATCGACAAGGTGTACAACGCGGGCATCGTCCCTACCTGGAACAAGATCGCTACAGCGTTCGGGGCCCCGAAGATCGACCCTATGAAGACCAAGGGCTGGGCCACTGGCGGCGTGCTCCCGGGCTACACGCCGGGCAAGGACGTCCACCAGTTCTACTCGCCAACTGGGGGCGGCCTCGCCCTCAGTGGCGGCGAGGCCATCATGCGCCCGGAGTGGACGCGCGCTGTCGGCCCGGGCTTCGTGGCCGCTATGAACCGGCTTGCCTCTACCCGAGGCGTGTCCGGCGTCCGAGAAGCCCTTGGGGGCCAGCAGTTCAAGGACGGCGGCATCTTCTCGTGGATCGGGAAGAAGGCAGCGGGCGCTGGCTCGGCGCCCTGGGACACGATCAAGAAGGGTGCTTCTTGGCTTAAGGACAGCATCGAATCGTCGGCGCGTGCCGGAGTGAAGCATCTCGTCGATCCGCTGCTGAAGAAGCTCCCTGGCGGAGAGACCGGCTTCGGCAAGATGATCCGCCGCATCCCCGCGAAGATCATTGACAGCATCTTCGGGTACGCGAAGAAGGCCGACGAGAAATCGGTCACCGCGCTCGGGAGTATCGGCGGCACCATTCCGAAGGGCCAGCACCTGGCGATCATCAATGCTGCGCTGGCAGCGGCCCGGGTACCGCCTCCGGGCACGACAGCCCAGTGGCAAGCCGGCATGAACACCCTCATCACCCGCGAGTCGGGCTGGAACCCCCGGGCGATCAATCTGTGGGACATCAACGCCAAGAACGGCATCCCTTCCCAGGGGCTAACCCAGACGATCCCACCAACGTTCAACGCCTACGTGCCGAAGGCGCTGAAGTCGCGCGGCATCCTGGACCCGGTGGCGAACGTCGCCGCCTCGATCAGGTACATCGTCAGCCGGTACGGCAACATCACCAATGTTCAGCAGGCCAACGCGAGCCTGCCGCCCAAGGGCTATGACTCTGGCGGCTACTTGCCCCCTGGGATCAGTCTGGTCAACAACGGAACCGGCCGCCCGGAGCCCGTGTTCACCACGGCGCAGGCGAACGCGCTCACGTCGATGGCCGCCCGAGGCGGCGGGGCCGATGGGCCGATGGAGATGACAGGCACCCTCGTCCTCGACTCGGGGGAGCTCATGGGCACCTTCAAGGGCGTGGTCCGGCAGGAGAACGCCCAGGTGCTCACCGCTCTCAGAGCTCGACCGCGGAGGTGATGCTGTGGCGATCCCCGGGAATTTCCTGTCGCTGACGACGGAGACGATCGACCCGAACACATCGGGCTGGCTCGCCAAGACCAACTGCACGCTGAACCTGGGCACGGGAGGGCGGAGCGGCGACGGGTGCCTGGTCGTCAAGAGCGTGGCTGCGGGGGAGATGCAGGCCCGCACCTACTCGTCGTATCCCGTCGTGACGGGTACGACATATGCGGCGTTCGCCGACGCGTCCTGCGCAAGCGTCCCCGAACGGATCGGGATCCGCTGGCTCAACGCAGGCGGCGGCGAGATCAACATCACCTGGGGGCTGACGACCGCGTCCGCGTCATCGACGTGGCACCGGATCAGTGTCGGCGGCGTTGCTCCTGTCGGGGCGACTGCCGCCCAGGTGCTGCTGTCGTCAAGCCCTACGGGGGCCGGCGTCAACACCTTCTACGAGAACGTGTACTTCGGCTGGCCGCTCCGTTTGCCCGGCAACCTGCTGAGCTTCAATGCCGAGCAGTACGAGGTGGACACATCGGGCTGGGCCGTGGAGTCGAACGGGACCGTGTCCCGCACGGCGCCGATGATCTCGTGGCCGGTGAACTGGTACTACTCCGGCGGCGAGATGGTCACCCTGACCGTCACCGCCAACGGCGACGCTTCCGCTCTCTGTACCGAGCGGCCCCCCGTAACACCCGGAACCGAGTACGTCGCATTCGGATACCTGTCCCCTCCGACGTCCACGGCGAGCGTGTGGGTGGAGCTCCGCTTCTACGATGCCGGCGGCGCCCAGATCTCCGCCAGCCGCAGCATCCTGGCGGCGCCTGGCACCGGCGCCTACCGGCAGATCGCGTCGGCCGTTGCACCGACAACCGCCGCGACCGCGTCTTTGGCGTTCGGTATCACGTCGGGAACAGCGGGGCAGGCCGTGCGTGGCGACGGCTTGGTCGTCAAAGCGCGTACCGCAACCGTCCTGAGTAGCGAGCCGAACGACAACGTCGTCACCTTCTCGGACAGCAACTTTGAGCAGGGCATCGGCCAGTGGACGGTGGCGTCCGGCGCAGCGGCGATCGCCCGGTCCACGCCCTGGGGCGCCCAGGCATTCAGCAACGCATACAGCCTGACCGTCACCTCCGTGACCGCCACAGCCAGCACACTCCGGTCCGGGAAGTACCCGGTGCAGGAACTCCTGAACTTCAAGCCCCGAGCGGGCCTGAAGCGGGTGGCGGGAGGCTGGACAGCCGCCCTGGCTATGCGCTGGTACGACGCCTCCGACACCTACCTTGGCACCATCACCAGCGCTACTGCGGCCCTGCCCTCCGACGGGCAGTGGTACTGGTTCGACGTCGACATGACGGCGCCGGCGGGCGCGGTCGCTGGACAGATCGACCTGATCCTCACGGCCACCGCAGCATCCTCCACCATTCAGGTAGACGATGTGCGCCTCCAGCAGGTCTTGCCGTCCACCCAGGTCACCGGCAGAAACGACACGGCCAGCATCCTGCTCGTCCTGCGGGGACTGAGCACCGCGAACTTGATGACCGTCTACCGGATCTTGCCCGACGGGTCTAGGTCGCTGGTCCGCGGACGCCAGGGGCTGCTGGACTCGGTGCCCGTCACGGATGACACGTTCTCCGTAGAGGACTACGAGGCGCCCCTCGGTATCCCTGTCGCCTACCGGGTCGAGCAGGTGAGGGCCTCAACTGGCACGCTGGTGAGCTGGTGGCTGACCGACCCGGTGACCGTGGATCCCGGGGACCGGAACTACTGCTGGCTGAAGGATCCGTCCCGGCCGCAGCTCAACATGCGGCTGCTGGTGAAGTCCGCGCCGGACTGGGAGCAGCCGATCGAGCAGAGCGTGATGAGGATTCGCGGTCGGCAGACCGCGATCGTCCTCTCGGGCGAGAGGTCCGGGAGGGAGGGGCCGCTCGTTCTGTGGTCTCAGATAGACGGCGAGCGGGAGGCGCTGCGACTGCTGCTGTCCTCCGGGAGCCCGCTGCTGTGGCAGGCCGCGCCCGGCATGGGCGAAAGCGACGTGTACGTGTCGGTCGGCAACAGCGCTTTCCCCCGCGTGACCACCTACGCGCCCGAGCCATGGCGGGAATGGACACTGCCCCTTATTGAGGTGGACCGGCCACTGACCGGTGTGGCCGGCTCGGCCACGTGGACCGTGCAGGACGTCCTAGTGGAGAACGCGACCGTCCTGTCGCTGCTGGCCCGCTACGCAACCGTTCTGGATCTGGCCCTGGACCAGCGCACCGTGTGACGGGAGGACGGTTGTGTACAGCCCACCCTCGGCACGGTTCCTGCCGACTCTGGCCATGTCGCACACCCCGTACACGGAGGTGCAACTGCATCGAGGTGACGGCACTGTCCAGACGCTGCCGCATACTGGCGGCAGCGTCAGCGTCGACCGCGGGCAGGCCGTGCGTCGGACGTGCACGGTCACGGTGCCGGACACTTCCCTCATTCCGGTGCGCCCATCGGAGCAGCTGGCTATCTACGGCGCCCGGCTGAGGATCCTGCGGGGGATCCGCTACGCCGACGGCACCATCGAGTCGGTGCCGCTCGGCGAATTCAGGGTCGACTCTGTCGAGGGCGACCCGGACTACGGGCCCATCACCATCGGCGGCAGCGGCCTCGAAGCGATCGTCGTCGACGACCGGTTCGTCACCCCGTACAGCACCCGCGGCGGCACCGCAGCCGTCACCGCGATCACCGGTCTCATCCAGGCGACCTTGCCGGGCGCGGTCATCGTCAACCGGGCGTCGGATGCGACGCTCGGCACCACCACGTGGGACGCACAGGGGGACCGATGGGCAGCGGTCCAGGCATGTGCCACCGCAATCGGCGCCGAGGTGTACTGCGACGCCGACGGCCAGTTCATCATCGCCGAACTGCCAGACATCGCCACGGCGCCGATCGCTTGGACTGTGGATGCCGGTGCAGGCGGGGTCCTGATCTCTGCGAACCGTGCCTACACCCGGGACGGCATCTACAACGTCGTCGTCGCGTCCGGCGAGAACACTGAGGACAACGTCGTCGCCGTCAGTGCGACCGCCCAGGACGACGATCCGACTAGCCCCACCTACTGGGCCGGACCATTCGGCCGGGTGCCCCGCTTCTACTCGTCGTCGCTCCTCGTAACGAGCGGGCAGTGCGTGGCCGCGGCATCGAAGCTCCTACGGGACGCCGTGAAGCCGGCGGCGACCGTTTCGATCGAGGCCGCCCCGAACCCGTGCCTTGAGCCGGGCGACGTCATCCGTGTCACCTACGGCAACGGCGACCGCGAGCTCCACCAGATCCAGTCCTTCTCGATCGACCTGGGGCTCAGCTCCACGACGCTGGAGACCATCGGCGGGAAGGAAGACGCCTGATGCCCGCCGAAGTGAGCGGCGCCAACTTTGCGACCGGCCTCATCCAAGCCTCCCGGACTGCCGGCGCCACCGACCCCCAGGTGCGCGGCGCGGACTGGCGCACCGGCACTGTCACTGCGGCCCCGGGCGACGGCACGGTAGCCGTCGGCACGATCGTCGCCCGCTGCCTCGACTCGTACACGGCACCAACCGTCGGGGATCAGATCATCATCAGCCAGGCGGGGTCCGGGAACTGGATCGCGCTCGGCCGCACTTCGTCAGGCGGCCAGCTTGTCGGGCAGAGCGTCTTCGCCCGCAAGACCGCGAACACCACTCGGGCTTCCACGGCCACTACATCGGCGGATCCGCACCTAGTGCTACCCGTGGCGGCGTCGGCTACCTACGAGATCAGCGGGATGCTCGTCTACAACTCGACCGGCCTCACAGGGGACCTCAAGCTCGGCATCACTGGCCCAAGCGGGGCGACGGGATGGTGGGGTACCTATGCCCCGTCAATCTCTGCGACCGCAGAGCCCTCCACTTTGCGCCCCCTCGCGCAAGACCTCGCAACCGAACGGACCTACGGCGCCGGCTGGTCATCGGCGAACGGAGCGATGCTCCTGCATGGCCTGGTGGTGACCTCAGCCACCGCCGGGTCCGTATCGGTGAACTGGTCTCAGAACACGTCGGACGCTGTCGGCTTGACGCTGTACGCCAACTCGTACCTCACCCTGACTCGCCGCGCCTAGGAGGCATCGTGTCGATCACCGACAAGTACGGGCAGGGGTTCACCAGTCTGGACTACGGCGAGACCCCAGATCTGAAGATCATGGGGGACGGGCTTCTTCTGATGGCCGGCCAGAGCGTGATGCGGTTCGTTTCCGCCACTGCCAGGAACGCGGCCCTCACCGCGCCTGTCGCGGGGATGACGGCCTGGCTGAACAGTGAGAAGCTCCTCACGGTCTACGACGGGACCGCGTGGGTGGCGGTCGCCTCGGGCACACAGGCGTGGTCTACGCCCACGCTGAGGAGCGGCTACACAGCCAACGGCAACTCCAACGGAGTGCCCCAGTACCGAATCGTGAACCTGTTCGGCGAGGCGGTCGTCATGTGGAAAGGCGGCCTCAACGTCACCTACAGCGGTGGCGCCCCGGTCAGTAACGGGAACTTCCTCAACTCTCCGTTGCCGGTCGGGGCCCGCCCGGCGTCTCGGAGGACGGTCACAGCGGCGTGCTCGGCGGTGGCTTCGGACTCCCTCTCAGTGAAGCTCGACTTCAACACGGACGGAACCGTCGCCATCGTCACCCAGAGCGGAGTGCAACCTCCCTGGGTGTCCCTCAACAACATCACCTACAGCCTCTGAACAGCCACATCCGGAGCCCCGAGCCGAAGGCTGGGGCCTTTTTCATGCCCTGGGAGGGCTCATGGCGCAACCCTTGTCCGCTGCGGCGGTCCTCACTGCTCTCCGCGCCGAGGGCGTGAAGGTGGTCGAGGTCGGCAACTGGCGCACCCACAACCGCAACGCGAAGGGTGCGTGGGGGCCGGTGAATGGCAGCATGGTTCACCACACCGTCACCTCCGGCACGAGCAAGACCGTCGGCATCGTTCGCGACGGCTACAGCAGCCTGCCAGGCCCGCTCTGCCACGGAATGATCGCCAAAGACGGAACTGTCCACATGGTCGGCTGGGGCCGCACCAATCACGCTGGCGGTGGCGACCCGCGCGTGCTGGAGCAGGTGACGGCCGAGTCCTTCGGATCCCGGCCCACCCCGCCGACCAAGGGCAACACCAACGGCGTTGACGGCAACAGCAGGTTCTACGGCTGGGAGTGCGAGAACCTCGGCGACGGTAAGGACCCGTGGCCCGGGGCACAGTACGACGCGATCGTCCGCGTGCAGGCCGCGATCTGCCGCGCGCACGGCTGGGGCGCCCGCTCCGTGATCGGGCACCTGGAATGGTCCTCCGACAAGATCGACCCTCGCGGCATCTCCATGCCCACCCTCCGCGCAGACGTCGCCGAGCGGCTTAAGCACCCCGCCAACTGGTCACCGGGCGCCAGCACTCCGTCCACTCCGAAGCCGCCGCCCACCGCTCCGCCCAAGGAGACGCCCACGGCCACCACGGAGAAGCAGATCAACGCACTCCACTCGAACCTTCTGACCATCGGATCCCTGACCGAGATCGATGGCAAGGGCGAGCGGGTGAACCATGCGGCCGGCTACTACCTCGCCCACATCGAGAAGGACACCACCGACCTCGGAGTCCAGCTCGCTCGCATCGAGAAGAAGCTCGACGCCCTCATCGCAACCCTCGCCAAGTCCTGACCTCGCAGAATCGAGACCTCCATGCAGATCTTTGGGCGTGAGCCTGTCGTCATCCTGAACACCCTGTCGGCCGTCCTCGGCCTCATCGTGGCCCTCGGTGTCACCAGCCTGTCCGCCGAAACCGCCGGAGCGATTGTCGGCGTCGCCACAGCCATCCTCGGCGCCATTGCTGCAGCGATGACCCGGCCGATTGCACCGCAGGCATTCACCGCAGTCGTCGCGTCTGGCGCCGTCCTCGTCGCCACGTTCGGCTACGAGGTCTCGCAGGAGACCGTCGGCGCGATCAACACCGTCGTTCTCGCAACCCTGACCCTGCTGACCCGAGCCCAGGTTGCGCCCACCAAGACGCGTCCCCTCGCAGCGGCGTCTCGGCCGACGGACGTGTAGTAGATGCCGTGCCGTGCGGCCCAATGGCTGCACCACCGGCTAGGACGCCGCGGCATCTTCCTGCTGATACTCGGGATCGGCAAAACTTCCTGGGGCATGAGCTTCCTCCTCGCCCCTCCCCGCCCGGACGGGCTGGAACTGCTGACGATGGCGGGATCGCTCCGCCACTGGGCGCTGCTCTGGATCGCCGCCGGCCTGATCACTGGCGGCTCAGCATTCCTGCGGATCGGGCGCGACCGCTGGGGATTCGTTGCTGCAGTCATTCCCCCCACCGTGTGGGCGGTCGCCTACACGGCCGCTGTGGTAAGCGGCCACTACTCCCGCGGCGCCTACGTCGCAATCTGGTACCTCACCTCGCATGTCGGGGTCATCATGTGGGCGGCCACGGTTCCCGAGCATTCGGTCCCCCCAGTGCCGCGGCGCGCCCGGAGAGGCAAGGGCCCGTGAGCGTTTGGGCTGGGCTCGTGGCGGCATTCGGAACGGTCGGCATGGTGTTGGCCGGGCTGTTCGCGGCGAGGGCCACGAAGGCTGCCGCATCGGCTACGGCGGAAGCCACACAGGCTGCGGCCCGCGCTCAGGCCGAGCCGGAGCAGCGGCGCGTCGACCTCGAAGCGTTCAAGACGATCCGCGACGACCTTCAGTCGGAGGTACGGGAGCTGCGTACCGAGACGACCAGACTCCGGTCCATTGTGCGTGCCTTCGCGGGCTATGTGGGAGAGCTGTCAATGCAGATGAGGCAGGCCGGAGTGACACCTGCCGAGCCGCCGTCCCTGGTGGACGAGTACAACCGAACTGGAGTGTGACGACGACATGCCTTTCGAACCGGCAATGCCCGAGGTAGACCCGACGGCCGCAGACACAGGAAGCCTGGTCGAGCTGGGGGTTGTCGACCCGCCGCCCGTACCGGCCGAGGAACCGCCGCCCGAGCCAGGCCAGCCGCCCGAGAACATCGCATGACGATGCCCCCACCCTCGCCATCCGGCGGGCGGTGGGGGCATTGCCGCGCTCCCGGTCAGAACTTCAGCTGTTCCTTCACCTCAGCGACCTGTGGGCCACTGTCTGCGGCAGGAATCTTCCACCGGAAGGCGGTCTCCTCGCTGTCGACGTACACGAGCGTGCCGCCCTTCGCCTGCGCCGCGGTGAGATCGAAGACCGCTGCATCCCATACGAACGAGCCCGGCTGCACGGGGCCGGCCGCGCCGAAGTCGTCCATGACGACGTTGAACGACTGGCCGTTGCCCTCGTCGATCGACTGCCCGTCTGGCGCGATCCACGACCAGCCACCGCCACTCATCGGCGGGACCTCCGCAGCCGGAGCGGCAGTCGTCGGCCGCTGCTTCACCGTAACCACAGCGAACACGTCCTTGTCCGGATCGTTCCCGGCACCGTCCTTCGAGTACACGACCGTCGTGGGCGTCATCTCCAGGACCCCCGTCCCACCGTCGCCCGTCGTGGGTACCGGTGTGCCAAGTTCAAGCGGGCCCGCAGTGGTGGGCTGCGAACTTCCGCCCTTGCTCCCTTCTGTGCCAGAGCAGCTTTCCATCCACTCCGCCTGACTCAGATCCTCATTGGAACAGTCAGTCGGCATCTCAGTCGGCGACTCTTCGGCAGCCGGCTCGCTCGCCGTCGCTGCGGTCTTCGGCTTCGCGTCGCTGCTGTCGGAACCTCCGCCGCACCCGGTGAGCATGAGGGCCAGCACGACGACGGGGAGAACTCTCCGGGGGGTCACGGGCAGCTCTCCTCGTACTTGACCGCGGTCAGCTCAACCGGCTGCCCGGTGAGAGCCTTGCCGGGCGACGGATCCTGCGTGCACACCTGCCAGTTGCTCTCCATCAGCACCATCCGGTCGCCGTTCGCGTCCGTGACCGTGATCGAGGTGCCCGGGTCGAGGGCCGTGCGAGCCGCCTTCACCGATTTGCCCCCCAGATCAGGCATCTTCCCGCCCGTCGCCTCGGGCTCCTTCTCGTCGGCCGCCGGGCACTCTTCCTCCAGCTTGACCGTGCCGAAGTCGAGCGTCGTGTCGACGGGCACGGTCCTGCCGGCCTTCACGCTCTGGCTGCAGACCTTCCAGTTCCGGTCGAGTGCCTGGAGACGTGCTCGCCCGGTGCTGTCGTGCGACTCCAGGCTGTAGAAGCCCTGGGCCTGTGCGGTGTCCTGCGCGGACTGGAGGCCCATGCCGACGAAGTCGGGCACGGCGGCGGGCTCTGCTTCCTGGCTCTCCGTGGCGCTGGGAGTAGCGCTGGCTGGCTCCTTGGGCGGTGCCTCGGTAGCGGGGTTGCGACTATCGGCGGGTTCTGGATTGCAGCCGGCGAGTGTGAGGGCCGCGGCGCATGCGAGCGCGGCGATGCCGATACGGGTCTTCATGGTCCCCCCTGGGTGGTACGTGAGCGATGACCGTAACGAGCGATGTAGGGGGAGCGTTGCGTGTGCAGTCAAGAGGTGACTGAGTTGTGACCAAAGAGTGGAGGGGTGGTTGATGGCGCGCCAGAAAACTCAACGCTGATGCCGCCGCCTGTGTGTACTCTGATCGCACAACTTCATGCACCTCCCGGTGCGCAGGCCGCGGCTACTTCTTTGGGTGAATCACGCCGCACGCCGACTTTGATCTCGGGAGGCACAGCACCGGGGTGCCCGGTGCGCAGGCGACGGTTACTTCCACTGTTAATGGGGCGGTTGCGGGTTCGAGTCCCGCCGGAGGCTTCGGCCCCCGTAGCTCAATCGGTAGAGCACCTACGTTCCCGTCACCGACCTTGATCTCGGGCACCCCCACTGCTGGACCTCCCCTCCACGTGAGGGGTTTTTCATGTCCCGCTTCAACCACCGCAGCGCACGACCCGCCGCCCACTCGCCCGTGACCACAACCGGGGAGCGCACTACCAACCACCAGGGCGGCACCGGCTACCTCCGCGACACCAAGTCTGAGCTGTTCCTCCTCGCCGTCGACAACTTCGTCGGCACCGACACCTTCTACGAGAAGGGCGGCCAGCGCGATGACCGGTACACACAGCTCATCCGCCAGGTCGCCGTCATCGACCCCGACTGGTGCACCGCCTTCCTCCGCTGGCTCCGCTCGGACGCCAACATGCGCACCGCATCCCTCGTCGGCGCCGCCGAGTTCACGAAGGCCCGCCTCGAAGCCGGCGTGGCTGGCTACTCTCGGCAGGCCATCGACTCCGTACTCCAGCGGGCCGACGAGCCGGGGGAGATGCTCGGCTACTGGACGTCGAAGTACGGCCGCAAGCTCCCCAAGCCGGTGAAGCGGGGCATCGCCGACGCCGTACAGCGCCTCTACAACGAGCGGTCGCTCCTCAAGTACGACACCGACTCCAAGGGCTACCGCTTCGGCGACGTCCTCAACCTCGTCCACGCCAGCCCCGACCCGGCGAAGCCCTGGCAGGGCGACCTGTTCCAGTACTCGCTCGACCGGCGCCACAAGCGCGGCACCGTACCCGATCCCGACAGCCTGCCGACCCTGGCGCGCAACCTGGCCTTCGCCGAGTTCGTGCAGCAGGACCCGAACATCCTCCTCAACCCGGAGCAGTTGCAGGCCGCCGGCCTCACGTGGGAAGCCGCTCTGTCCATGGCTGGCATGAAGGTCGACAAGGCGGAATTGTGGGAGGCGCTCATTCCGTCCATGGGCTACATGGCCCTGCTGCGGAACCTCCGCAACTTCGACGAGGCGGGCGTCTCGGACGACGTCGCAGCCCAGGTCGCGGCCAGGCTCGCCGACCCGGAACAGGTCGCCAAGTCCCGCCAGCTGCCGATGCGGTTCTACTCCGCGTTCAACGCGGCCCCTTCGCTGAGCTGGGGGCATGCTCTGGAGAAGGCGCTCACCGCGTCCCTAGCGAACATCCCGCAACTCGGCGGCCGAACGCTCATCCTTGTCGACACGTCCAGCTCGATGAACGAGTCCTTCTCCCGCGACGGCAGCCTCATGCGTTGGGACGCCGCCGCCCTCTTCGGCATTGCCCTTGGCCAGCGATGCAGCGATGCCGACGTCGTCTCTTTCTCCTCCGCCAGCTACTACATGAACGACGCACCCGGGGCAAAGACGAAGGCTTTCCCGCTCACCCGCGGCGGCTCAGTCCTCGGCGACGTGAAGAAGTGGCGCGACGGAGGATGGTTCCTTGGTGGCGGCACTGACACCGCAGCAGCGCTCCGCCAGGAGTTCCATCGTCATGACCGCGTCGTCATCGTCACCGACGAGCAGGCCGGCCACGACCACGTCGAAGTCGACCAGTCCATCCCGCAGACGACTCCGCTGTACACCTGGAACCTCGTCGGCTACCAGGCCGGGCACGCCCCGTCCGGGCGCGGGCAGCGGCACACGTTCGGTGGGCTCACCGACGCCGCCTTCCGGATGGTGCCGCTCCTCGAAGCCGGGCGGAATGCCGCGTGGCCGTGGGCGTCGAAGGCCGCCTGACTGGCAGAAAGAAGCCCCGCCTTCCTACGGGAGGGCGGGGCTTCGTCATGTCAGTCTTCTGGCGCGGACGCTTCGACTGTGAGCGTGACGCTCCCGTCGGGTTCGTCTGCCCAGTCGACCACGACGCCCTGCATCATCACGCTGTCGTCCATCCGCCACCGCATCGGCTTACCGACGGCGGTCTCGGGTGTAGCGACCTCTCTGAACGACGGCTTCATGGGGACGGTGAACTGTATCGGCTGCTCTTCAGGCATGACGGGGAGCGTAGCGGCCGGGTATGACAGCTGAGCGCCAGGTAGCGCATAACGTTCCCTTATGCGCTGCCGGTGGGGCGGTGACCTTCACCGCCCCACCCTGTCAACCCCGCAAGCGTTAGCCGAACGTTGAGGGCACCGTCGGTCGCCTCCGTAGGCTGTTGGCATGACAGCGATCGAGCCCATCAGTGTCACCGTCGCCCTGTCGACCCGACCGGGTACGGCTGGCCTCAGCGGCGATGCCGCCGCAGTGCACACACTGGCCGACCAAACCGCGGCGGTCGCCGTCGTGGACGGCATCGGGCACTCCGAACGCGTGGCTTCTGTGTCCGCACTGCTCGCCGAGGTGGTCGCCCGTGTCGCCGCCCGACGCGGCGCCCTGGCCGGGCTCCTGAGTGCCGGCGAACTGGTGGCCGACCCCGGAGCCGACGAGGAGCCCGAACCGGACGCCGTCGCTGTAGTCGCCGTCACCGACCCGGGAGACGACACCACCCGGATCGCCTGGGTCGGTGACGCCCGCGCGTGGGGCTGGGACGGCACGCGGCTCCGCCAGTACTCCACCGACCAGACCATGGGCCAGTTCCTCCGGCGGGTACACCCAGACGGCCCGCCGGAGCGGGCCCACCATTATGACGCCTGGGTTCGGGCTGCCCTTTCCACCGCCGTCGTGGCCACCGTCCGCGAAGCGGAGATCTCCGACCCGCTGGTGCTGCTCACTACCGACGGCATCCACGACACCGTCAACCAGGCCGAGCTGGAGGCCTTGGTGCACGCGCATCGGGATCCGCAGGCTCTCGCCGACGCCCTGACCGCTGCCGCCCGCGAGGGCTGCAACGGAGAGCGGGACGACGCCACCGCCGCGGTGCTCCTTCGGTCGGCTTCCCCGGGCTGACGCAGCCCGGGTTTGACTCCGAGCGGATGGGCATGGGTGCCCCCGATAACATGCCGTATCGGGGGCGAAAAAACGGTACAATTAGACATGCCCAACGGAGAGTTGACGAGACGTGTCTACGCCGCCGCCGAGGCGGCAGGTCCGGGTGCGACGCGATCGGAAGTAGCCGATGCCGTCTGTCGCGAAGTCGCGGCTTGGCTCGACGAGGAAGCCGTTCTGTACAGCGCCCGACTCACCTCCAGTCGGCGCGGCATCCGGGAGCCCAGCTCTGGCGACCTTGCGCACCGCGATGTCATCGAGCAGCTCGGAGACCATCTGACTCGGGTCGGCGACGAGAGGATGCCGTCGTGACCGACCTCGCCCCGCGTCAGCCGGACGCCGCCCCGGCCGTCTACGACGCTGCGACGCTCGCCGTCCTCGCCGCCATGGAAGAGGCAGCCGAGAAGCACCTCGACGCCATCCGCCCCCACAACACGAAGCGCGGCTACGCCAACGACTGGGCACTGTGGGCCGAGTTCCACGGCTGGCTCGCCGAACGCTCCGGCCAGCCACTGCCCTTGACCGCTGTCACCAAGGGCACGCTCGTTGGGTTCGTCGTCTGGCTCGACACCATCAAACTCGCCGCACCCAACAGCATCGACCGACGAATCACCGGCGTCACCGTCACCGCCCGAAACGAACACGGCATCGAAGTGCCGAAGGCTGCCACCGTTGCCGCCCGGCAAGCCCTCAAGCCGCTGAAGCACGACCCCGAGCGGCAGGCGCGCGGACGCGGCAAGGCAGCAGCCGTCACCCCCGAACAGCTCCGGCAGATGAACGCCGCCGTCGCCGACGGGCTCACTGGACTCCGCGACCGCGCCCTTTGGCTCATGGCCTTCAGCGTCGCCGGGCGCTCGGCCGAGGTGGCGGCTCTCCGCTCAGACGGCATCATCCAAGTCAGCCAAGGGCTCGAAGTCCACGTCCCCGCAGTGAAGGGTCGACCGCCCCGCGACGTCGTCGTCAGCTACGGCCGCAACCCCGATACGTGCCCTGTCCGCGCTTGGCTCACCTGGCACGCCGCCGCAGGTTACATCGCGGGGCCCGCGTTCCTGCCCATCGACGTCTGGGGCAACGTCAACAGACGACACCTGTCGCCCGAGGCCGTCCGCGAGATTATCGCCCGCAACGCCGAACGCGCCGGGCTCTCCGTCCGATTGACGGGTCACTCGATGCGGGCTGGATTCATCACCACCTCGCGCCGGGCCGGGAAGCGCGAAGAGAAGATCCGCGAGCAGTCCGGGCACGCCGAGAACTCTCCGGCCTTCTGGGGCTACATCCGCGAAGCCGACAAGTGGACCGACGCAGCTAGCGAAGACATCGGGCTATAGCGAACCGTGTCGCCGGCCCCGTTCCGGTCGACGGGCGGGGCCCTTCGTCGCGTTGGAAGTTCTGGCGATCACGCAACTCGATGGTTGATAATGACAGTTATCCAATACAGGGAGGAAGCTGTGTCAGCCTTCAAGCGACTCACCCGCGCGGACCTGTCCACGCTGACCCGCGCCGAACTCCAGGACCGCATCGAAGTGGAGAACGCCTACTGGGACCGCAAGT